TCGAGGCGCTGCCGGTGATCGAGGAGATCATTCACGGCGGGATCCAGGTCGACCCGGAGGCGGCGGCGATTCTCGAGGAGCGCAAGCAGCCGGTGGTTGCCGGCCGGCTGATCGCGACGATCGACCAAAGACTAAGTGCCATAAAGCTTTACGCGCAGTGTGGCGTGGGTTACCGGTCGGACCATACGTCCGGCGACGAGGTTATCCGGCGCGGTGTGGTGGCCATGCCACCGTGGGACAGCGAGGTCCATGCGGTCGAGGTCGGGCCCAGGGCGAAGCTGCTGCCGGCCGACGGTAACGGGCACAGCGGGAATGGGTCCGCAAACGGGGCAGGAGGTAGCGGTGCTACATAGCCATTTTCCTGGGGAAAGTGGGGTAGTGCCACCGACGGGAGACCGGCCGCCAGAGCAGGTGCCATGCAAGGGCCTGGATTGCGGTGCGGACCTCCTGTGGGTCCAGGTGGAGCGGCCGGACGGTAGCCGGCGCCACATGCCCTTGGACCCGGACCCGGTCGAGGGCGACGCGAAGGGGCTGTTCATGTTCATCGAGGACGATGTGGTCCGGTCTATCCAGCCAGGTGACGAGGGCCCGTTCTTCCAGAGCCACTTCTCCAGCTGTCCCAACGCGGAGGACTTCCGATGAGCTCCCGTCGAATCAGGCCGGCACCTTGCCGGTCTGAGCCTTGGTCCGGCGCTCCTCGGCGGGAGCTTTCCCTTACGGCCGGCCTGGCCGTGGTGCTCCCGGGCACCGCTCGAGACGGCCAGGTCCAGCTGTGACCAGGGAGCTCGCCACCGTCTGTAGCCGGTGTGGGTGTCCCTGGCCGGCCAAGCTGATGAGACGGTGGGCCAAGACCCACCTGATGTGTTCGTTGTGCATCCGCGCGATTCTCTACCCGGCGAGGGTGCCCCACCCATGATCGAGACCCAGTGGGTGCTGCTGCCGGCGCTGTTCACGGGGCTGTACCATTGGCTGATCTGGGTGGCCCAGCAGCAGCAGCCGGACCTCGAGCGGCCACCTCGAGAGCGAATGACCAGGGCCCGGCCGGCGGTGTTGATGGCGGAGCTCCAGGCGTCGCACCGATGGACCCAGGCGGTCCAGGCCCAGCAGGTCCACCAGCTGGCCAGCCGGTGGGCGGCGCTCCAGTCGAGCCACGAATCCATGCGCCAGCGGTCCCTCCAGGCGGTGTTCGCCCAGCAGGTGTTCGCCCAGCAGCAGCAGCAGGACCACACCTTCACGCTCGAGTCGATCCTGGCCGGCGCCCAGGTGACCAGGCCGTATCTCATTCCACCCCTTCCAGGAGGTCCACCGTGACCGAGCAGCAGGAGCAGGCCCACGTCCCGAAGCGCACCCACGAGCGACGCACCGGCGAGCGGATCGCCGAGAACCAGAAGCTGGACCAGCTGTTCAAGGTCAAGCAGTCCCCAGCCGGCGAGACCAACCAGGGCCGGTACCTGCGGGCGGTCCGAGAGATGGCTCGCGAATTCAGCCAGGTCATTGTCGAGAACACGCCCAGCTGTCCGGACCAGTCAGCAGCGCTCCGGGCTGTCCGGCAGGCAGCGCTGTGGTCCGAGGAAGCCATCATGCGTGGTGGTGTCGGATGAGCCGCCAGGCGGAGCTCGAGCGGCGGGAGGGCCCGGGCGATCGACGCCAGGAGGAGCGGCTCGAGATCCAGGCGGCGAGCCAGGTAGGGCCCCAGCCAGACCGGCGGGAGGACCAGACCAAGATGTCCGAGCAGCCCCGGGAGGTCGTGACGGAGCTCACCCACCAACGGCCAGAGCGGCGGACGACCCAGGAGCTGGTGGCAGCCCAGGAGCAGGCGGCCGAGAAGGAGGTCGAGGAGGCTGGCCGGCCGGGCCAGACCCGGCTGGACGGCCCCGAGCTGCTCGAGGTGACCAGGGTCCAGGAGGCGGCGGCCAGGGACCAGGTGGACGTCCAGGTCGAGCGGCTCCGGCGGACGGCTCCGGATCCCTGGAAGCACCGGAGTGACGGGATGCAGTGCCGGACGTGCATCTGGTACGTGGCCAAGCCAGGCCCGAGCAACGGCCAGGAGATCGGACGGTGCCGGCGCCATGCCCCGACGCTGGGTGGCTACCCGGTGGTGTTCCCGGTCGACTGGTGTGGGGACCACAAGCTGAGCGAGGTGCGGGTGTGATGCGGCTCGAGTTCAGCCGGCGGTTCAACCAGGAGCAGCCCTCGAGCCCCGGCGGCCCGATCGAGTGGGAGGCGGTCCGCATGACGCTGTTCGCCCAGGAGTGGGAGGAGGGCCAGGGCCCGGACATCCAGGGGCTGATCGCCCATGTGAACGGGCTGAGCACCGGCGAGCTGTGCCAGTGCAGCCACACCGGTGGGAACCACGAGGGGACCGGCCGGTGCCAGGTCTACAGCTGCGGGTGCAGCCGGCTCCGGCTCCGGAGCGAGGTGGCCCTCGAGGAGGTCCGGCACGAGCTCCGGGAGGCCCGAAAGGACGTGCTCAAGGTGAGCCAGCAGCGGGACCTTGCCATTGGTGCCGGTGAGCGCGCCCACACGGCCCTCGAGAAGGCGGAGGCCAGGGCCACCCGGGCGACCAACCGACTGACCAGGCTCAAGGCGGAGTACGACATCTGATGGGGGCCAAGAGCCGGGATGTGGCCATCATCGCCCCGGTGTGCTGCGCGGCGGCCATGCTCAATTCGACCCGGCTGGCGCTCCAGGGGATGTGCGACAGTGCGCCGGACGACCGGAAGGACGGGCGCTTGCATGCGAGCCTCCAGGCGATGGAGGCGGCCCTCGAGGAGGCGCTGCTCCACGTGGACCATTTCCGGATCCTGTACGACCAGCACCTTGGCGACTGATCCGCTCGAGGAGGCCCGATTCGAGGCGTGGATCCGGGGTGGCGAGCTGCCGTGCGTGGCCTACGAATCGGGGGAGTGCGACGGCCGGATCCACTTTGCCCACTTGAAGCACCGCGGCATGGGTGGCACCGTTCAGCCATCCATCGGGAACGGGGTGCCCATGTGCGCCCACCATCATCTGGACGTCTACCATGGCCAGGGCCGGGAGACGTTCGCCAAGCGATACGAGGTGGACCTTGAAGCCATCGCAGCCTGGTACGCCCTCCGATTCGACGCCCCGTTCGGAGCCTCTGAGACCGTTGCGCCCAGCGGGGCCATCTGAGCTCCAGCCGGGGTGGGTCGCCTTCTTCCAGGATGAGGTGCGACGGGCGGAGATCCAGACGCTGATGGCGCTGCTGAAGTGCGAGGCCTGGCAGGCGATCGTGGTCCACCAGGCGATCGTGGGAGCGGTGTCGCATATCGAGGTCCATGAAGGCCCGGAGCGGGATGAGGAGGACGACTGGGGGCCCGGAGTCAAACCAACCAACGAGGAGGCACCATGATCGACCAGTGGCCGGCGACCTTTCCGACCGAGCTCCAGCAGAAGCTGGGCCAGACCCTGCTGATCCCTGCGATGACCAGCTGGCCGGAGGGGGTGCCGCTGATGACGGCGCCGGAGGTGGAGGCGGTGGCCCGTCCGCTGATCGGAGCGTTCCACCCGGGCCTGGCCAACGCCCAGATCGCGTTCCTGTTCCGGGAGGACATGCAGACCCGGGAGCGGGCGGTGTGGGGCAAGGCCATGAAGGCCAGCGCCCGGCTGAAGCTGTTCGGCAAGATGGACTTCACCATCGACATCAACTGGACGGTGTGGAGCGGGCTGGGGATCCATGCCCGGGCGGCCCTGGTCGACCACGAGCTCCAGCACTGCTATCTCGAGGACGACGGCCGCGCGACGATGATCGGCCACGACCTCGAGGAGTTCGTCACGACGGTCCAGCGCTGGGGCCTGTGGCGGCCCAGCATCGAGCTGATGGCCACGGTGATGCCGCGCCAGGGGGAGCTGTTCGACGGCGACGGCCAGGAAGCGGACACGCCGGTGGCGGACCCGGTGGGTGAGCCGGCGGAAGCCCAGCCGGCGCTGGTGCCATGAGCCGGCCCATCGAGCCGCACGACCTGGACGATGTGTTCAGATACCACCAGCCCACGCCGGAGCAGGAGCAGGCCTACCTCGAGGTCCAGGCGGTGATGCAGCAGGCGGCCCAGACCCTGCTGCGCCACTGTCCGGCGTCCACCGATCGGGACCACGCGATGCGCCAGCTGCGGGACGCCCGGATGTGGGCCAACGCCTCGATCGCCCTCGAGGGGCGATATTGAACCAGCCTAGCATGTTCCGGCAGTGCCCCGGTCGCGGCGCCGTGGAGTGTTCCGAGCGCCCGGGTGAGCGGTGCGAGTGCTCGGGCGTTGACGGCCACGAGACCAGGGTCCATGCTTGCCTACATTGCCAGGGGCTGTTCCTCGGAGACCGATCCGGTGAGGTGTTGACCGATGATTCTACACGTACCCGAGGGCCAGTGGGCTGATGCCCTGACGGCCCTGACGGCCGGCCTGGACGACTACGTGGCGGGGGTCGATAACGAGGACGCGACGTTCAAGACGTTCCATTCCTCGATCCTGTCCGACCGACTCCGGCCGCACGTGGAGAAGGCGCTCCGGGCGGCGCTGCTCGAGATCGGCCTCGGGGTGACGGTGACCACAGACGAGCCCGGGCCCGAGGTGGTATCGTGAGCCCGGCGCTCGAGTTCATGGGTGGGCCGCTGGACGGCAAGGCGGACTTTGCGACGCCGGAGGGCCAGCGCGAGTTTCACCTGGCCGTCTGGGTGCCGGAGCCGATGCAGATAGGCAAGGTGGCCGAGGCCACGTCCGTGGGGCCCTGCCGGCGGATCGTCCACCAGTACCTGCTGGGTGGGTTCTGCCGCTGTACGCCGGAGAAGTACGACCACGAGCCGGTGTGGGAATACTACGGGTGCTGGGCGGAATGATGGAGCGCCGGGAGTTCGTGGGGTCCATGCTCGCCCTGTTCACCGGGGTGGCCATGCCCGAGCCGGTCCGGGAGCTGGTGTGGGTCCAGGATCCCTGGATGCCGCCCAACAACCTCCTGATCTCCGAGGACGTGCTCAAGCGGATCTACTGCGAGCCGATCATGGCCGCGTTCGCCCCGAGCCAGGCGGAGGTCAACAAGATATTCGCCGGCGCGGTCGAACACTGGGACACCGGCGGCGGCCGGTACGTGGAGATGGCTCACTACTTCGAGCTCGGAACCTGATGCAACGACGCGACTTCCTGGGATCCATGCTGGCGATCTTCACGGGCCTGGCCCTGCCGGCGCCCGTGCGGGACCAGATCCAGGTCTTCCAGTGGGACGACCTGACGCCGGGGGTGTTCTTCGGGGGCGGAAAAGGGGGCGGGAAGTCGGACGCCTATGTGTCCGTGTTCCGGCAGTATTACCAGCTGGGCATCACCCCGCGGAATCGGGTCATCCTGTCAGGCCTCGTGGAGCCAACACAGTCGGTGAAGGTCGCACAAGGGCAGGGCGTGATTAGCCTTGCGGCTGCTCCACCGGGGAGCGTGGTGAGCGTTCCGGCTGCTGCGGGGATCTGGGCATGACGCCCTGGCCGCCGGTCCGCATCGGGGCGGTCATCGGGATCGGGCTGCTGGGGATCTACGCCCTGGGCCGGTGGGAGGCCCGGGTCGACGCCGGTGACGCGGCCCTCGAGGCCCAGACCCGCACCGTGCTGGCCCAGGCCCGGGTGTCCCGGGTGCTACGTGACTCACTGCGAGAGGTAGAAGATGCGCTCCTGCTCCGAGACCAAGAGATTGCCGATGCGACGGCGAGGCATCGGCGATCGCTTGCGGCGCTGGTGGAGCAGGGTCGTCGCGAGGTGGAGGAGCTCGAGGTACAGCCAGTGGACAGTCTGCTGCGTTCACTGCGGATGCGGCCGATTCGAGTATCACCCGACACCACTCTCTATGCCACGGACTCCAGCGGGGTCGTTGTACTGGCCCGTGGGATGCTGCGCCTTCACCAACTTGACCGACAGCGTGTTGTCCTCGACTCTCTGGCTGCTGCCGATGCGACCCGGATTGCGGGGCTTGTCCTGGTCGTCGCCACCGCCCGGCTACGTGCTGATACTGCGGAGTCGGATCTCGAGGTCTCCCAGGCCCTCCTCGAGGGGTGGCTAAACCGCTCCCAATGTAGAATCCTGTGGCTCATTCCGTGTCCATCCCGGACGGTGACGCTGCTGGTGGGCGTCGCGGCCGGCGGTGTGGCCATTCTCGTGCTGAAGGAGTGAGCCCATGCCCAGCCAGCCACCACGGCCCTCGAATGGCGGCACAGCGGTGCGGAAGGCGGTCGCCGGCCTCGAGCCCTGGCAGCGCCGGCTGCTGTTCAGCGTCGGCGCGGTAGCGTTCCTGCTCCCGATCCTCGATCACCTGGTCAACGAGATCATCCGGGGCCAGACCGGCAACATGACGCTGCTCCATGTCATCAACGATGGGACGTTCCTGTTCGCTGGCGTGTTGGGGATGATCCCGCCGATCGCCCTGCGAATAGCCGACAAGCTGCTGAGCTGGAAGCGGTAACCGATGCCAGCCGAGCTCCAGGACGGCGAGGAGCTCTACTGGGAGCCGAATAGCGAGCCGCAGGCGGCTTTCTGCGCGGCCGAGGAAGACGAGCTGTTCTACGGCGGGGCCAAGGGGGGCGCCAAGTCCGACGCCCTGCTGTTCAAATCGCTGCGCCAGGTCAACCTCTCCCGCTACAAAGCCCTGATCCTGCGCCAGACGTTCGGCGAGGTCCAGGAGCTGATCGACCGGTCGCACCGGGTCTTTCCCCACCTGGCCAACGGGCCGGAGTGGTCCGGGACGCTCAAGCGCTGGGTCTTCCCCAACCCGCGGACCCAGACCGGGGCCGGCGGGGCGATCGTCCAGTTTGGCCACTGCAAGCGCAAGGAGGAGGTCCAGCAGTTCCACGGCCAGGAGTGGGCCTACATCGCGTTCGATGAGATCGCCGATGTGGCCGACGAGCAAATCTGGGTGCGGCTCCAGGCGGAGAATCGGTGCCCGAATCCGGAGGTCAAACGCCAGCTGGCCGGCTCGGGCAACCCGGGCAAGGCCGGCCATCCCTGGGTGAAGCGCCGCTTCATCGACAAGTGCGGGATCGCCGGCGACAAGATTTACCACGAGGACATCAACGTGCCGGGTCTGGGGACGGTCACCCGGTCCCGGCGTTTCATTCCCGCCAAGGTCACCGACAACCCGGTCTACGCCTCCGACCCGATCTACATGGCCAACCTGCTGTCCCTGCCGGAGGTGCTCAAGCGCCAGCTGCTCTATGGCGACTGGGAGGCCGGGTTCGGCATGGGGCTCGAGGAGCTCACCGAGGGCATCCACATCGTGACGCCGTTCGACGTGCCGGAGCACTGGCGGATGTTCGGGGCCTTCGACTGGGGTTTCCAGCATCCCTGGGTGTTCGGCCTGTACGCCATCAACGAGGACGGGGTCATCTACAAGATCGACACCATCCGGGGCCGGTGGATGAGCGATCGCCGGATTGCGGAGCGGATCAAGCACTGGGTGGACATCGACCGGCTGAGCTACGTGACCGCCGGCCACGACTGCTGGGCGGAGTGGAAGGCCCGGCGCGACGACACCACGCCGTCGACGGCGGACCGGTTCTCCGAGGTGGGGATCCACCTGACCCGGGCAGCTACGGGCCGGCATGCGGGGCTCAAGAATTTCCGGGAGCAGGTGGCCTGGAAGGAGATCATGCCGGGTGAGCCCGGCGAGCAGGAGGACGGTGAGCCCAATTTCTTCTGGATGGACACCCCAGGCAACCGGAAGGCGTTCGAGTCGATCGCCACCATGGTGGTGGATGAGGATGACCCGGAGGACGTGCTCAAGCAGAACGCGGACCCGGTCACCGGCGAGGGGGGCGATGACGACTACGATGAGACCCGCTACGCCCTGGCCAGCCGGCCGGCACGGACCATGCCCACCTGGACCGAGCAGGACGTCCGGGCGTGGTCTCCGGCGGTCCTACACTACGAGCGAGAGCAGCACCGGCGCCACAGTTCCATCGTGGTGCGGCGCACACGCATCGGTCACCAGGACATGGGGGGCTACTGAAACCCCACCAGGAGGGAGTTTCGTGCTTGAGTTTGGGCTCAACGCTCTTATCTTCGTGCTCGCGGTCCTGTTTGCCCTGGCTTTCATGGCCATGGGCGCCTTCCTCCTCGGCTGGGCTCTGGTGAGCGGCTATGTCCAAATACAAGGCGTCACGCCGACGGGCGAAGTCACTGCCATCCGCCGTCATCCCCGACGAGGGACTGACGATCGCCGCCTGGTACAAAGCGGCTCCCGAAGGGCGAGTGACACGCTTCGAGCTCATGCGGGTGATCGACGGAATGGCCCTGGTCAACCGGCCGGAGGTCATGCAAATCCTGAAGGACTACGACCAGATGCAAGCGGCGATCCGCCGGGACCAGGTGTGGTGGAGGGTGTGGTGGCGCTGGATCAAGGCGACAATGGGGCGCCGGCAGAGCCTGGCTGACCTCTCACCAGCCGCCAGGCAGCAGGTCCAGGACCAGCTGGACGCCGCAGCCGCCATGGACCAGCCAGAACCCTCAGAATCCCCCGAAAAACCGGAAGACCCCCCCAAATGATCGAGATATTGGTCGGATTGGCGCTGTTCGTGGGCGGCTACCTGCTCGGGCACTGGGCAGCGACCCAGTCGAACCGCCAAAGCGCCGAATATTGGGCCCGATTCGTGAAAACAGGATCCGGAGAGGCCTTCCAGGCGCGCTCATACACCCCAGAGACGGCCGAAATGCGGATTGACAAGGCCGCGGCCATGGCCAGCAGCGATTATACGACGGAAACAGTGGCCCGAGGGGTCGAGGACCTCACCAAACAGTACCAGGCGGAAGGGGTAGCGGTCCCATCGGCGGACAAGCTGGCCGAGGAGGTCCGAAACATGCTCGCCGCTGCCGGCCGGGGCGACAGCGCGGTTTAGGTGCCCGAACGCCTCGCACCCCGGGCCCGGTTCACCACCATGCAGAAACTGGTGGCTATCCTGGTCGGTCGAGGCCAGAGCTACGATGAGATTGCCGGCCGGCTCTCCGTGAAGCGCTCCACGATCAAATACCACGCCGAAAACGCCGCCGCGAAGCTGCCGGGGGTGGATCCCCCTCGCATGAAGCTCACCATGTGGTGGCGCCACGCCACCGAGGAGCAGATGTCCCCCCGCTCGGAGCGGTGACCAGAGCGCAGAACCCCACCTAGCTTGGCCTCGACCCCACCGACTCGAGGAGCTCCACCATGGTCTTTCCCCCAGGTATGCCCGGGCTCCCATCTCCAGACGGAAACACCATCGCGCGCAGGCTGTTCAAGGCAGGGGACATCTTCACAGTCTCCACGACGTTCCTGGTCCCAGTGGCGCAGTGGGGAGCCATCTCCATCCATGTGGACACGGGGCTCGGTGGGGACTTCACCTTGCGGGCCCGCTGGACCGACCTCCTGGGCATCACATACGAGGAAGCGGGGGCCGATCCGGCGATCGACGGCACGGTCCACCTCGACAACACGCGGGTGCGCTACGTCATCACCGCCGCGGAACACCAGGCCGAGGCCTTCCTCCAGGTGATCGCGCAGGTCCCGACGGCCCAGGTCAACGTGAACAACTTCGACATCATGGGCACCCCTAACTGACCTGAACCACGGAGCTGACCCATGACTTCACCGGGTGTGCCCTCGAAAGACGCCACGGCCCTAGCACGGCAGATCCTGAAGGTCCCGGACCAGGTCCTAGTCACCACCGATTTCCTGATCCCGGCTGCCCAATGGCGCGGTTTCTCGATCCACGTCGAGATCGGCGGCGGGACCAATTTTACCCTGCGGGTGCGATGGGCCGACCTGGACGGCAACATCTACGATGACGGCGGGGATCCGGCCGTGGACGATACGCTGCACGTGGGAGGGACGCGGATCCGCTACGTGGTCACGCCCACCGAGCACGTCGGCGAGCCGTTCGTGGTGGTGACCATCGCGTCGCCGACCGGTGTGGTCAACATCATCAACTTCGACATCTATGGGACGCCCAATTAATGCCCTTCGGCGACTCGACCACCGACAAAGACCTCGAGCTCGGGTGGTCGCGCGGGGCCGATGACGAACAGTTCTTCCAGCGGCTCCTCAACAACCTGCGGCAGATCGACGCCCAGCTCCACAACCAGTTCGCCCACAACCCGAAACAGGATCTCGGGTTAAAGTTTGCCATCTTCGGCGGCACCCTCCAGACCGACACCGAATGGGTCTTCGTCGGCCCGCAGACCATCACCCTGCCGGACGGCGCGACCAGCTTCGTGGAGCGTGGTAGCGGCGGCGGCATCCTGGCCAACCAGACCGAATTCACCTTCGAGAACATCCCGATCGCCGAGGTCCGGACCAAAACGGGCCTCATCGAGCTGGTGACCGATCGCCGGCCCGAGCTCGGCACACCCTCCGGCGGCGCGGCCGTCTCGATCACCTTCCCCGAGATCATCGGGGTGATCCTGGACAGCCAGGTGCCGCTCTCGGCCGTGAAACAGCACGAGGGCTCCCTGGTCATCGACTTCACCCAGCTGACCGGCGTGGCCACCAGGGTCCAGCTGCCGCCCGAGATCGCCTACGAGGATGAGGCCAACACCTTCACCCTCCTCCAGACGACTCCCCAGCTCGAGGCGATCAACCTCGAGGCGCTGCTCCGCTTCGTCGGGAACAGCGACCGATGAGCACCGGCCGGCTGGGAGCGGTCGATCTGGCGGCGGCAGTGGAGACGGCGCTGTACGCGCCGGCCGGGGGCGAGCGCACGGCCATCAAGGTGGTGTTCGCCAACCGGAACACGAGCCTCTCGGCCAGGGTCCGGGTGGTCCTGCGCCCGGGCGCGGGGCCGACCGTCGCCGCCGACTACCTGGCCTTCGATGAGGTCATCCCGGTCAGCGAGTCCCGGGTCTCGGCAGTGTTCGACGTCGAGAATCCCCAGGAGGTGCTGGTGGAATCTGATGTGCCCGGCGTATCGGCGCAGGCCAACGGTCTGGAGCGGGCGATCGTGTGAGCCATCTCGACAACTGGGATGACGGCGGGATCCTGGTGGACGTGCCGGTGACCAAGCTGTACGAGCTGCACCACGTGAGCCTGCCGTGCCCCTGGTGTGACCGGCACCATTTCATGGTGCTGGAGGACCGGCAGCGCTCGATCAAAGGGCACCAGCTTTGTGACCACTGCGGGCAGTTTTTCAAGTTTGAAGTCGTGAATCTAGAATCGCGGACGTTGCGCTCGAGGGCGCGGCCGAAACTACAAGGGGGAGGCTAACATGGCACGTTTTACAGGGTCGGCCACCGCGGTGGGCACCGTGCTGGTGGGGGCCACGGCGAAGTCACTGGTTCAGCTGGTCACCGTGGCGAATCACATCATCGCAATCACCGGCTACGGCATCGGGGGCCGGGGCACCTCGAACACGCAGCAGCCGGGCCTGATCGAGCTGGTGCGCCAGAGTGACGCGGGTACCTCGGCGGCGCTGGCGACACGCAAGAAGCAAGTCTCGCGGACAGAGACCTTGCAAACGACAGCCCGCAACCTCATCACGGTCGAGCCGACGACGGGTGACACGGTGCGCTCGCACACGGTCCACCCGCAGACCGACCTGGAGATCCGGGACGGGTTCGGCAACGAGGTGGAGGTCGAGGGCGGCAGCCGGCTGGGGATGCGCGCAGAATTCGCCGACGCGCAGACCATCGACGCCTATATGGACTTCGAGGAGTAGTCATGGCCGTCCAGGTCGTGAAGATCGCCAACAAGAACCTCAACCTGCCGCTGCTGTTCGACCAGCTGCGGGCGGCCGGCCTCACGCAGCAGGGGCTGCTGGTGGCCGGCTTCGAGCACGTGAGCAACCAGCGTTATCGGCCGTTCACGGTGCGCACGGTGATCGGGCGGAGCGGGGACGTCGTGGACTCCGCCGACCCCGGCGAGCTGCGCTTCCGGTTCGCGGATCCGTTGTCGGGCGCCGAGGATACCGCGCTCGATGGGGTGTTGGCGGCGCACGATGCCACGCAGACCTCCAGCGACCAGGACAACAAGCGGTCCGACCGGGATGCGATTGACCCCCTGGTGAGCAACTATCGCAACTGGGCCACGCTCTCCGCGGCGCAGAAGGACAACAACGCCCGGCAGGTCACCCGGCTGGTGGCGAGGCTACTCGACAGCACCCAAGACCTGTAGCCCATGGCGATCCTCAAGGCTGCGGCGACCGCCAACGATACGCTCGACTCGTTGAGCGATACGCTGATCGACGGCCTGATCCTCACCACGCCGCCGGCGGGGGACTATCTGCTGTGGACGACGATCCAGATACTCACGCCGGGCAGCACCACCACCGCCACCTTCCTGTTTTTCAACGTCTACGTGGGCGGGGTGCTCATCCCCCACACCGAGCGCATCTACGAACAGGACGGTAGCGTCGACGACGCGGCGTTCACCTACGTCATCGGGGCGATCGTCTCGCCCAACGGCTCGCAGGACGTGGAGATCCGCCACCGCGTGAGCGCGACCGACACCCCGTTGGTGGCGCAGAATCGTGAACTCACCCTGTTCCCCTCGCTCGACGCCGCGCCGATTGAAGTCACGGCGACGGGCGATGCCACCACCTCCAGCAACACGTTCGCCGCGCTGATGACCGCGACGCTTCCACCCAACGGCACATACGTCTGCACCTTCGGCACGTCCGGCCAGGGCCCCACCAACAACGCGGTCACGTTTCGGGTGGTCGTGGGGGGCGTGGTGGTCGCGCACTCCCTACGCGAGCAAGGGCCGAGCAATTCCAGCGCCGCCGACCGCGACGAGTGCCAGGGTAGCTTGGCCGTGGTGGTCACCCCCGATGGGACCGAGGATGTGGTCATCGAGTGGCGCCGCTCCAATGCGCCGGGAACGCGCACCATCCACCAACGCACGTTGACGCTGACGCCGACAGATCCCATCGACGTGAAAGAAGCCTCCAGTGTGGCCGCCGACAGCGACTCCACGACCAGCGACGTGCTGATCGACGGCATGACGATCACCGATCCCGGCCAGGAGCAGTACCTGGTCCTGTTCACCGCCTACGACTTCTACGGCACCGTCGGGACGCCCGACGCGCAGACCAACTACAGCATCCGCGAGGGCGGGGTGAAGGTGCCGGACAGCGACCGGCGGGCCGACCACGAGGAATCGCTGGATGATGTCAACATGAGCGTACAGGCAGGCGGGCGTGTGAACGTCACGACCATGACCACCGACCTGGAAATGTTCTGGCAGAACACCTCGACCACCACCCGCACCATCTTCGAGCGCACGTTCATTGCCATCCGGCTGCGGCCGTTCATGCGCCCGCAGCATTTCGTGCGGCAGGTGTTCGGCACCCCGCGGGCCCATCCCGGCTCCTATCAGTTCCGTGCGGCACCGGTGTCGCCGACGCCGGACCCGGCCACGTTGCCGGGCTTCATGGTTGTCATGGGCATCGAGCGATTCCCGCGCTCGCGCGCCAGCGCCTACACCGCCCGTGCTCCCGGAAACGGGGTGTTCAGTCTGACGCCGTTGCCGGGCGTCGCCACGGGATTCGTGGGCACGAAATTCCTTCGATGACTCTCACGGTGAGGTAGCACCATGCCAACTGCACCCCCAGGAGCTGGCCGTGGCACGGGCTCCCGCACCGGCGGGACCACGTTTCGCCAGTTCACGTTCAAGGACATCCCGCCCATTCGGCCCCAGGCCATGGAGCCGGACCGGGAAAATGACGGCCAGCGCCTCGCCTGGGCCCAGTTCCTGTGGGACAGCCAGGATGAGCTGGTCCGGCTCCGGGATCGCATGATCGAGGAGAACCTCCGGATGCTCGCCGGCCAGCACTGGACGGTGTTCAACGCCCGGATCGGCCGGTTTGTGGACGTGACCCGCTGGATGACCGACGAGGAGAAGCGCTGGCGCCAGCGGCCGGTCTTCAACCGCCTGCTGCTGTGGTTCATGCTCACCCACGCGCGGATGCAGGAGAATCCGCCGATTATCACGTTCGTGCCGGGGCCCGATCGGATCGACTCCGACCTGGCCGCCACCAGCGACGTCATCTGGAAGACCAAGTGGCGCGAGGTCAACATGGCGGAGGTCTGGGACCGGGCCAGCGCCTGGCTGATCCCGGCCGGCACGGTCTACCTGCGCTCGAGGCTGGATCCGGAAAAGGGGGACCTCGAGGCCCGGGTGGGCCGCTCCGAGATCCCGGTCATGGGCGCCGACGGCCCGGAGCTCGATGACGCCGGCCAGCCCCGGATGAGTGACGAGGAATTCGATGACGTCCCGTTCGATGAGGACTTCAACCCCCAGATGCAGCTCACCCCGGACGGCCCGATGCAGACCGGGGAGGCGTTCGCCGAGAAGACCGGCGATCTCAGCGTGGACGTGCTGAACGCCCTGCAAGTGCGGGGGGCCTGGAACGTCAAGCCGTGGCACGAGAAGGAGTGGCATATCATCCGGACGTTCCTCTCGCCCCAGGAGCTCAACCAGAAATACGGCGTCGACACCGTCGGGGAGGCGGAAACGACCCCGGACGGCACCGGAGCACTCGAGCGGATCCTGTTTGGGAAGGGGTTTTTCGGGGCGGCGGACGCCTTCTTCGGCTCGGATTTCGCCAACGCCAGCATGCCGGAGCAGCTGGTCGAGGTCTTCGAGCTCTGGCACAAGCCCACTCAGCTGGAGTCGGCACCACGCATGCGCGAGACGCTGGAGAGCGCCGGCGGCCGGCTGCTGATCTGCACCCGGACCAAGGTCCTGTTCGATGACGTCCGGCCCATTCGGTTCCGGCACACCAGCGGGATCCGCCGGTTCGAGTTTGTGCGGCTGCCTGGGCGCTCGGGCGGGGGCACGACCCCCCAGGAGGCCATGAATGGTGCCCAGCGCGCCTACAATCGCGGCTGGGCGCAGATCCTCGAGCACCGCAACCTGGTGACCAACCCCAAGGGGCTGATCGCCTCAACGTCCGGGCTCGAAGAAACCCAGATGACCAACGAGCCGGGCACCTTCCACGTGGTGACCATCACCCCGGGCGTGGAGCCGTTCGCCTGGGTGGCTCCACCGGAGCTCGGCCGAGACGTCTACCAGACGCAGGCCCTGCTGCTCAACGAGATCACCGACCTGGGCGCGCTGTCCGGGACAGAGGGCGATGCACCCACCCAGGACGCCTCCGGCGAGCTGGTCAAGGAGCTGCGATTCAATTCCGATCGGTTCCTGGGTCCGACGCTGCGGCGCTCCGTCGAGGAATTCGCCCGGATGGGCGACGACTGGATGGCGATGATGCCGCTCATCTTCACCAAGGAGGAGCTGCTCAGCTACGCCGGGGACGACAACGTGGCCCGCACGATCACGGTGCTGCCCGAGATGTTCGCGGAGGGCAAGCAGAACATCGTGCCGGACGTCGAGTCGATGTTGCCGGAGGGGCGTGGGGAGCGGCAACAGCGGATTACCTCGCTCTACGCCAACGGCCTATTCGGTCCGCCGGGCACCCCGGAGTCCCGCAAGGCGTTCTTCGAGCTCTCCAGTTTCCCCCACATCAGCCGGGCCCAGAAGTTTGGCGGGGTCGATCGCACGACCGCCGAGCAGGAGAACGGCCAGCTCATCCAGGGTGCGCCGCCCCAGCAGATCCCCACGTTCGAGTGGTACGATGACGCGATCCATCTGCTGATCCACGAGGGGTTTATGAAATCGCCGGAGTATCTCCAGCAGGCGCCGGAGGTGCAGAAGGCGTTCGAGTTCCACCGGGGCATGCACATCCTGAACATCATGCTCAAGGTCCAGCAGACCGAGGGCGGCCCGGTCGGCAACGGTCCCCCCGCTTCGAGCGGTGACGGGAACGGCGAGCCGGGCCCAACTTCTGATCCCGCGGCCCCAGGAGGCACGATCGGCCGAGAGCCACGCAGCCAGGCCGAGACGCCCACGGCCGCGGGATTGTAGGGGGAGATGCCACTCAAACAGGGCACGTCACAAGCGACGATCAGCGAGAACATTGCGCGGGAGATCGAGACAGGTCGCCCGCAGAAGCAAGCAGTCGCGATCGCGCTCAGCACGGCCCGCCGGAGTCGCAAGCCCAGTCGTGTGAAGGCCCGCCGCAAATCCGCGGCCCGCCGGAAACGGACTCGAGTGACCAGGAGATAGCGTGACCGTCCCAGTGACGCCGGAACCGGCCGAAGCGGCCCCGGAAGGCGAACCGAAAGCACCAGAGCTCAACCCGCTGGCAGCAGCTCTCGCCGGCGCCCGAGCTCGCCAGGCGGCTGGAGAGCCGGTCTTCAAGGCCCCAGCCGAACCAGCACCAGAGCCAGAGGAGCCAGCAGCCGAGGATCCCCCCGTCGAGGAGGAACCACCTGATGGCGAGAAAGAAGGGGCGGCAGCGGAGGGTGCTGCCGGAGACGAAGGGGCGGAGGGCGAGCCGGCCGAGCCGGACGAAGGCGAACCGGCCGAACCGGAAGCCCCTGAAGGAGCTGAAGGCGTTGAGGAGGCAGTAGACGAGGCGCTGGTGGTCGGCTTGCCGGGCCGGCGCGAGGGGGAGGACGAAGTCGAGATCGTTGCGGAAAACGAGGAAGTCGCCGAGCGATTGCGGCAGCTGAAAAACGCCGCGGTGCGGGGCGACCAGATCAAGGCGCGCGAGGAGAAGACCGCGCGGGACCAGCAGCAGATCGAGGAGCTCGAGGTCTACATCGGCACGGACCCGGCCGGGTTTATCCTGGCGAACGTGCCGGCGGCGGTGGTGGATGAGGTGGCCATGAGCCTCATCACGCACCCGGAGGTCTGGGCGCGCATCCAGGAGCAGGTCCGGGCCCTCGAGGACCCGGCAGAGCTGCGGGTCGTGACCGCCGAGCTCAAGGCCAAACGCGCCGAAAGCGCGACCAAGCTGCGCCAGGCCGTTGACGATCGACGGTACGCGCGGGAGCAGGGCAAGATTTTGAAGGACTCGATCGCCAAGATGGTGCCGGTGACCGAGGGCATTACCGAGAGCCGGCGCGACACGATCGTGCAGACCCTCGAAGGGGAAGCGGCGCGGCTGATCCGGGAGAAGAACCTGGAGAAGGTCGACCCCGCGGACCTGGTGTTACTGCTCGCGGGGACGCTCCGCGCGCAGGGGATCGAACCGATGGCCGCTGCGGCGGCCCTCGCTGGGAAGGCTCCGACCGACAAGCCCGCGCCCGCCAAAAAGCGGACGTCCGCAAAACGGAAACAGCCAACCAAGGCAGAGCTCAAGACGGCGAGTGAAAAACGACGCAAAGCTGCCGCTACGACGCCTCCAGGCGCCTCGGCCCCAGCCGCTCGAACCAAGCTGCCGCCTGGCACACGAGTAGAAGAAGCCATCGCCCTCGCGCGTGAGAAAGGGATTGCTGCGCTGCGATCGTAGGTGGCACTAACGCTAAACGGGAGACATCGCATGCTGAAGCTCACACCGGGCTTTTCGCGATTTCTGCTCGGGGCGCTGGTACTCGTTGCAGCCTTCCTGGTTCCCGAGGTGGCTTTGGGAGCGGGGCCGATTCTGTTCGGCATGGCGGGCGATACCACAGTCACCGACGACATCGACGAAGCCCTCAAGATCATCTTCTCGGATCCGCTCATCAACAACATCGTTGAAGACACCGAGCTGATGGACATTTTCAAGGTCGACATGAACGTCCAGGCCGACGACACCACGGGCGGCCGGTTCATCGAGATGGCGCACTACTTCCGGCTGCCGGCCGGCGTGGGTGCTCGAGCGGAGAACGAATACATCCCCGAGCCCGACGATCCGCGATTCGTGAACAGCCGGCTATTCCTCCGCAAGCTCCAGGGTACGGTCGAGATGACCGGTGACGTCATGCGTCGGGTACGCTCCGACGAGGGCGCCTTCCTGAATTACATGGAGCGGGCGCTGCCGGATCTGGTCACTCGGTTGGTCAACGAGATCGACCGTATGTACATCTCGGACGGCTCGGGCATCAAATGCCGGATCGCCAGCATCTCCGGCGCTGCCGGCGTCTACGACGTGGTCATCAACCGCACCTACGGCATCGACGGCCTGACGGCCTCCTTCCTCCAGTTCATGGAAGGCGAGCGCATCGTGGCGGATCCCGCCGCGGACGGTCAGTCGCTCCGGTCCAACGGTGCGATCTTGTCGGCGCAGGTCACCGACATTGACGAGGAAACCAGCACTCTCGAGGTCACGGGCGACGACACGTTGCTCGCCTCGTGGGCCCCGGATGACTACATCTTTTCCGGTGATGACGCCGGCCAGTCGACCAACACGGCCGCTGGCGAAGACCGCGAAATTGCTGGCCTCCTGGCCGGTGATGACGACGGTGGCATCATCGCCACCTACAACAACATCGACCGCACGGCCTCCGGCAATCGGCTCTGGAAGTCCATCGTCATCGACTCGGATGTCCCGCAGTGGGGCGGCCAGATGACGGAGGAGCTGCTCACGTTCTCCGACGACCAGGTGACCGTGAAGGGCGCGGGGCGCATCGACACGCTGGTGATGTCGCGCTCGGCGAACCGGGGCTATTGGCAGTCCCTGAAGGGCGATCGGACGATGATCGACCCCCGCAGTTTCACCGGGGGCAAGGCTGGAACCTCCGTGCTCTTGGGTGATCGCACCCTCGACCTCAAGGTATCGCGGAAGCTGCCGCCCGAGCTGTCCTTCGGGCTGCAATCCGACACATGGCGCCGCATCACCTTGGGCACGTGGGAGTGGGATGACCGGACCGGCTCGATCTGGAACCGGGTGACCGACTCGGTTGGTCGCAAGGATGCGTTCTTCGCGGTGGGCAACATGTACGAGCAGCTGTTCTGCATGGCGCCCCGGAAGAATTTCCGGTTGGACAACATCACGGCGGTGTTCTAAGCCGGCGATGCAGGTGGGGTACGGGTGGGGCCCGTTTGGGCTCCACCTGCCACCCACATCATTTCGCTTTGAAGGAGAGACTGTGTCTACTCAAGATCGCAATATCGACCGGAACGCCGAGGTGGCCCGGAAATACCCCGTGGCGATCGCCGCGGCACCGACTGCCACCAACATCGACCAGATCCGGTTCCTGTTCCAGGTGCGGCACAACTTCCGGGTGACCGACCTGGAGGTGTACGCCCAGGATGTGGGCACGGCCATCATCCGCGCCCGGGCCTGTATTGCCAAGGAGCTGAGTGCGGTGGGTTTCCCGCTGGCGGCTCCGGCTGCGGCCGTCACGTTCGCCATCGAGGCTTTTACCCAGCTCGACGCCGGCGTCTTCGTGTCTGTGGGCGCGACGGCGGCGCAGGCGTTCGGCAACGTCGCCCAGATCGCCGACACCTTCTGGGGGTCGTGGACCATCCAGATTGACGGCGCGCAGGTCATCACCACGAAGCCCGCGTCCCTCTCCATGGCGTTCCTGACCCAAGAGGAGGCCCTCAAGCAGGCGCCGGCGCCGGATGCCGCCAACGGCTTGGTCGGTGTGCTGACGATCGAAGCCAACGGCGGGCCTTTCATCGCCGGCACCACCCTGACCAACGCCGCGCTGGTCGACAGCTTCGACCTCGTTGGCCGGGGCGGGCTTTTCGTTGACGTGCCGATCCTGGCGACGCCCGATGCGGTACAGGCGAATATTGATCCCGGAGCCACCTCATCGGTGTTTGCGCCCAATCGGCGACTGCATGTGGCCAAGCTGGGCAACCTGATCGGCGAGACGGGCGACTTCCTGGTTGCCACCGTGCGTTCGACCGGGGCGGCCACGATCACCGACGGCAAGATCACGCTCGGCTATCGCAAGTTCCCACTCCAGGGCGAGTCCGGACCGGACGTGGCTACCGGCCTCTCGGCCGCTCAAGTCGTGTAAGGAGGCAGCATGCCCAAGGGCAAAAGAGCAGGATCCAACCTGGCGTTCCCCGATCGTGGGGGAGCGCCGAACACCCTGCGGACGGGGAAGGACATGGCGTCGGAGAACGCCGCCCAGTCCGGGCCGAATCGGGGGACCAACACCGGCAGCGCGAGCCCTGGCGGCATCGTGGCGTCGGCCAAGGCCGGTGCGGGGATGCGCGCTGGGATTCGCAGCAAGGACGGCAACCGAGCCAACCCGGTGGTGATTCCGGGCTCCTCGCGTGGTGCCACCACGATCGACGGCAAGAAAGTCGGTCACAGCTAGGAGGAAACGATGCCATTGAAAGGCAGAAGGTCGGCGCTGGGGCCGGCGCACAAGACCGTCCATGCGATCGACCCGGAAGCGGTCCCGGGCCCGCGCGGCGGGCTGAGCCCGAAGAAGATGTCCGGCACCGCGCAGAGCGGTGGAGCGGCCGGTCTCAAGAGCAACGTCTCCGGGCACCAGTTCAAGGGCAGGCCGCCCTCCGGTGGTCCGGGTGGGAAGTCGCCGACGGCGGCCAAGGTCGGCGCGCAGGCGGCGAAAGCCGGCCGGATTGCGACCTCCGGCCAGGCGCGTGGCGGCCCGCAGTCCCAGGGCGGCGAATCGAACCAGCCGTCCAGCGGTCTCGGGTGAACACCGGGCGCCTGGTTGATGTGTCGGTGGCGCGAGTGGCGCCACCGGAGGTGATCGCCGAGCTCCGGAGCATCGACCCCCGGGTCGACCTGGTCTACATCGGCCGGGGCAAGTGGTGGACGGGGATGGTGTACTCGAACATCCCGCTGATCCACATGGGCCGGCAGGCGCTGGTGCGGATCCAGGCCGAGGGAGGGGCCAGCTGGCCCACGCTCCGCTTGTGCCAGCTGAAGTCGCAGGGGTTTCGGGCGGTCAAGCTGCTCGACATCGACGCCGCGGGGAATTGGGTGGAGCTCGCGCGCTGGCCGCGGGATCCCCACTGGGGGCGCCTGGTCAATGCGTTCCGCCGGCAGGATTACATCTTCCGGCATTTCCCCAATTCTGACGCCTCGTGGCTCCGGCTGATGCTGCGCCACGAGCTCGGCCAGGAGACCGCAGAGGAGGCGGCGGCGGTGTACCGGGCTCTCGATATGGTCCACGCGGAGCGCAAGAGCCTGATGCGCGTCATCCAGGGGAATCGGCTATTCGGCTGGCGCAAAGCCGGCTAAAAGGAGACACCATGACGGTGAAGTTCGGACCCAGGAAAGTCGGCCTGGCCAAGTTCAAGCTGGCCCAGGTCCAGGAAAAGCAGACCTCGAAGTTTGGGCCGAGAAAGTTCGGTGCGCGCAAGGCGGCAGTGCGGGCCGACGAGCTCGCGGCGGCCAAGCAGGCGGTGGCCGCGGAGCGGGCGGCCACGCAGGCGGCCAAGGCCCCGCCGGTCGCGGATCCGGTAGCGCCGGCGCCGGAACAGTCCACGGGCTCGCTCTCGATCAACCAGATCGGCGAGCACCTCGAGGAGAATCCGGCTCTGTACGAGGAGTTCTACCTGGCTGAGCTCGGGCGGGCGGAGCAGCCCCGGAAGGGGGCGCTGCGGATCTTCCTGGCGCTCGAGCAGGGCAAGGATGAGCCCAACCCCAAGCGCATCGCCGAGATCGAGCGCTTCCTGGCGTGACGATCACGGCCGAGCAGGTGATCGACGCCGCGCGGGACGAACACCCCGCGTTTTCGCCGCAGCGGTTCCCACCGGCCACGCTGCTGCGCCAGCTCGAGCGCTACCACAAGCGCCTGGCCGGCAAGCTCTCGAACGTCAATTCGAGTGTGCTGGCCGTCGAGCTGGTGATCGACCTGCTCACGTTCGATTTCGTGAACGGGCTGGCCTTCCCGGCCAACCTGTACGTGCTGCCGGATGGGGAAGTCGAGCCGCAAAATGAGATTGACCCAGGGGACAGGGCCAAATTCGTGCTCATTGGGCAGAACGTGCGGCTCGGCACCCGTCCGGTGCTGAGCGGCTGGTTCATCCAGAACCAGTTCTACCTCAACGGAGACGCCCGGAATTGGGCCGGCTTCCTCCGGCTGCACATGCACTACACGGCCGAGCCGGTGGGGCCGGTGGCCCTGGCGGACAACTTCGACCCGATGCCCGACGAGGTAGAGGATGTCCTGGTGGCCCGGCTGGCCATGCACATGGCGAAGCGGGGACACATCGACGCCAGCATCCCGCCGATCGACAAACCGGTCTACCTGGCCGAATTCGCCGACGCCGAGCAGCGATTCCTCGAACAGCAGGGGGAGAAGAAAAAGGCCCGGCTCATCAAGACCCAGGACGTATTCCCATTCTAGAGGTGGCCAATGGCAGTCACAACGACGGTCCAGGACATCCTGAATGGGGCCTACGGTAAGAGCCTCAAGAATCAGCCGGGCACGATCGCCGCGGAGGCGACCGAGCTCCTGAACGTGGTCAACCGGATCCACCGGGGGATCTATGCGTTCTCCGCCCGGCTCAACCCCATCTTCTTCGCGGAGGCCGTCCCGATCACCGAGGCCGGCGGGACCTGGCCGCGGCCGGAGGAGGCAGAGGCCATCGCCCGGATCGAGGATTCGGCGTTCGCTGAAGTGATCGTGGTCCCCTTCGATGACCGCGCGGCGGAGCCCGGCAAGCTCTCCGTCTACGAGTTCGGCCAGGTCTTCACGGTGGCCGGCGCCGGTAACGACCCGTCCGGCGATCTGACGTTCTGGTTCTCCCGCCGGCCAACGGCCTACACGGCCCTGGTCGACACCCTGGATGCGCAGTGGCGCGAGGAGTACAACGAGCTGCTGATCCTGGAGCTGGCCATCTACCTCTCGGCCAAGGACGGCCGCTTCGATGAGGTGGGGCTGTGGGTGCCCGAGCGCGACCGGTGGGCCTCGCTGTTGGGGGCGTTCCTCCAGCATGCCACGAGCAACCTGGTCAAGCGCTTCGGCCACACCAACCGCATGAACGCCGAGACGCTCCAGTCGATCATCCCCCTGTTCTTCTCGACGCCCAACCAGCCCCGTGGGGCGACCGGAGGTGGCGGATGACCTACGAGGAGGTGGTGGAAAACGCCCTCGCCCGGACCCTGGATTTCGATGGCCAGTTCCCGAGCTCCCGCCGGCCGATGTACCGGCGGATCGGCAAGCGCCAGCAGCAGCTGATGAGCATGGCCTCGAAGGTCAGCCCGGATTACCACGGCGCCTGCGCAACGGGTGCGCTCGACGCCAACGGCTGCCTGGATCTCCGGGATCTCGAGACGGCGGTCGGTCTGGACCAGGCCGGCGTCATCCAGCGATTCGAGATCAACGATCCCGGGACCGGTGTCTTCCCCACCGGCACCCAGGTCCACCTGGTCTCGCGCGACGACGTCAAGGCGGGGATTGCCCCGCGGGCCACGCTGCGCGACCGGTTCATCAAGGGGATTGCCCCGGACCTGGATGGCGTGGTGTCGATCGACGTCTACTACGGCCGGATTGCCGACATGCCGCTGGCGGCCGAGGACGGCACGACCGACCTGGAGATGCACGAGACCCACCAGGAGCTGCTCATCATCGACCTGACCAAGGACCTGGTCCGCAAGGCCCTCGAGCTCTCGCCCGAGGCCAAGGGGGGGGTGCTCGCGATCCTGGAGACGGAGGAGCAGGCGGCGCTGGCCGATTACACCAACGACGTGGCCGCGTTTGCGTCCGCCCAGGAGAAGCGGTTCTCCGAACCTCCGCCGACGGCCGTCCGGTAGATGCCTCCCGACTGGTTCATCCCATCACACGAGGCAGTCTGATGTCCAGCACTGACTTTTTGGTTGAATATCAGGACTCTGCGCTAAACAACATCGTCGGCAACCCGACGATCATCGGCTCTACGGGTCCTGGGGGCTGTTCTACCCTCGTCAACACTGACGGTTGGAACGCCACTTACAAACGGATGCTGCGCGAGATCGACATGACGGCATCGTCCAACTGTCAGAATTTCGATGGCGTTGTGCCTTGGCGGACAGCCGAGGGCATGATGCCCGCACAGCCGCCGAGTGGCTTGATCTACCGTGTGCGCGAGGAGGTTGCTGCCGAACACGTCAGTGGTGGGGGCGTCTCGCGTGTGTTCTGGGGGCAGGTGATGACCTGGAGCCATCTGTTCCCAGGAGCCCCGCCCTTCAGCACCACCGATCCGGGGATGATTGGATTCCTGTGGTATCAGACGGGGGCCACAGCGGCGAATTGGCGCTGCAAAGCCTCCGCCAACGACGGGACGCCTCTTTTCGATTTCGATACAGGGCTCCCCGGCGACGGGCCGCTCTACAATTTCCGCATCGACTTCGACGGCAGGCTCGGCGAACAGAACATCAAGTATTACGTGGACGAGGTTCTCATCGCCACGTTCAATCCTCCTGACGACGTATTTGGCGGGCTCAACACCAGCGATAGACGGCTCGGTATCGGCATCAACTGCCAGGGGGGCAATCGGGCGAGAGCATTTCACGCGATGGTGGCGCGGCATGGATGGCAGCACTACATCCAGACTGGCCCGGAGGTTCTCTAATGTCCGAGAACGTCCAGCCTCTCATCACGTTCAACGCGCAGGGCCGCACCTTCTATCCCGGCTTGGATGTGCTGGGTTTCGACGCGCAATTCGGAAGCGGGAATTTCAGCAACATCATCAGCTTCAACGACATCCAGTGGGTGAGGATTCGCCACAGCGCTGCTGGCGATGATGCCTTCGTGAATGTCTTGGGCGCCCACCCTTTCGTGCATCCGATCCTCGACCCGCTCATCCCTCTGCCGTACCAAATCCGCCTCACCGAAACGATTCAGGTCGACTTCGGAGCGGCAACACAGGGCCGGATCTTTTTCGGGTTCGGGGAATGGGTCGATGTCACGGCCGACGACTCGCTCCGTGGCCTCGGCTTCTACTGCGACGAGACGGGCAACTGGTTCGCGCTGCTGTCGGACGCACTCGGGGATCGGGTGCGCGTGGACACGGGCGTCTCGACGGCAGCGGCTCACTTCTTCCGCGTCGAGCTGGACGGTGTTCTCAAAGAAGTTCGCTGGTACGTCGACGAGGTGCTCATCACGTCGCACTTGGTGGCGACCCCACTTGACCAAATTGCCTCGGGAACGGACTTGCAGTTCTACGATGTTGGCGTCCGCTCGACGGGTGAACAGATTGACGCCTACATCGCTGCCGGCGCCTTGGCGCAGATGTCGTTCATCACCAACGAGCCAGAAGCCGGGGGTGCGAACCCTTGGACTCCGGGCTGTGGCTGTTCCTGAATGGGCCAGCGCGACCGGCAGCGTCTGTTTCTCCCGTTCGGCCAGGGCCTCGAGCGCTCCGACGGCGTCCAGGTGACCGAGCCGGCCAAGTTCGAGGACCTCCGGAACGTCTTCCAATTCCGGGGCAAGGCCCAGGTGCGCAAGGGCTACACCCGGACCACGCAGCTGGTGGACCAGGACGACGTCACGGTGCTGGATCGGGTCCTCGCCCTGACGGCGCTGCGGGCCGAGCAGGCGGCGCTCGCGGTGGGCTACGACGACGTGAGCAAGGAAGCCCACGTCAACATCCTGAGTGTCATCGGGACCAACGCCACCCACGTCGACAGCGCGGATGCCAACGGGCAGCTGTTCACGCTGCCACCCGGGGCCACCCTGGATCCGCCGGTGGTCGTGGCGGCGGGCTCCTCGCCGCGGGTGTTCTTCGCCCATGACGAGCCGCTGATGACCTCGCGGGCCAACACCCGGTTCTACGATCCGGATTCCTCGCCGCAGATCCGCGACCTCCTTGGGGACTTGGATGATGATGGCGTAGAGGAGCCCATCCAGTTCCGCGGCGTCTCGCGCTTCCTGGCGTTCCTGGTGGGCTGGGGCTACGGCACCGACGCCGAGAAGGACCGGCCGGACGTGCTGCGTGTCAGCCTGGCCGGCGATCCGACGATCTTTAACCCGCGACACTTCTTCATTGCCGGCCAGCGCTCCGAGCCGATTGTCACCGCCCGGCAGGCGGGCCGGATCCTGCTGGTGTTCAAGGAGGGCGAGACCCATGAAATCTTTGGCTACTCCCCGGAGACTTTCGGGATTCGCCCAGCCGATGCGCTGTTCGGGTGTGTCGGATCGCGTCTGGCGGTCAGCGTGGCCGACGCTGTGTTCTTCTGGAGCACCCAGGGCCCCCGGATGTCACAGGGGGGCCAGTCCGTCGACCTGGCTGTTCCACTCGACATCGAGGGACCAGACCCCGCGACTCTGGTTGCGGAGTCTGATCCTGAACGCGCGTTTGCCGAGTACGACCCCGAGAATCGCATCGTCATGTTCGTGTGGGGCCGGCGCGTCTACGCCCTTTCGATCCGCGACCCCAACACGCCCCGGTGGAGCTACTACGAGCTCGGGGCCAATGCGGAGCCGCTGTGTGGATCCCAGTTCTTCTCCGGCATCGGTGGCGGGGGTGGCGGTGCGGCACCGGTAGGGTGGCCGCGCCTGGGTGGGGCGACGATCCCCACCGCGCCCCCGCCAGCGCTGCCGACGTTCGGGGATACCACCATCGACCTCACCTGGGAAAACAACGGCGGCGGCGGGGCCAACGGCAACGAAGTCGTCCAGATATGGGTCCGTGACGTCGAGCAGGCGCTGCCGGGCTCGCCCAATCCGAACCATTGGTTCCTCAAGGCCAGTCCGGCGGTCGATCTCCTCACTACTGGCGGCCCGGATTTCACCCAGACGTTCCAGATCACGGGGCTGAAACCTGCCCGGGAGTGGGAGGTCTCGCTCCGCTACAAGGCCGCCGGCCAGTTCACCCCCGGCTTTATAACCGGCGACCCGGACACCTGGACGGATCCAGCCTGCCCGGGCCCGGCCGAATGTCCGCCGGCTTACGCGGTGGGGCTATTCACGACGGCCAGCGCGCCCGTGCTACCCAGTCGCGGCGGCAACAACGAGGGCAAGTGGGAGCGCACCACCGGAAGCGCGGAGAGCATTACCGTCCCGATCAACATTCCGGCTGACCACGAGGAGCTGGTCATGGAGGTCGAGCGGTTCGAGGCCACGATCGGCGATCCCTCTGTGCAGGACATCGGGGGCACGGGCATGGGGCCGCCCGACACCGCGAACATTGCCCAGGGACCGTTCGCGGTGATCGAGCCGGCGCTGGCGGCGGGCTCGACTACGTTCGTCGACAGCTCTCCGGTGCCCGAGCAGCTGCACAACTACCGGATCCGGTTCTTGGCCCCGGGCAATGCGGCGGATAGTGCGTTCAGCAACACCTTGAGCTGCCATGCCGGGCCCGATCCGCCCACGGGATTCGGGGTCGATTGCACGGTTGGGGGGGGGGAGTTCCTCACACAGTGGGCCAACACGGCCACGCCGGTGGCGTCGGATCCCAACTTCCCGCGGTTTTGTCCGCCACCGATCCCAGCGCCCTCGGCTGCGCCCGCCGCGCATTTCACGGAGACGTGGTTTGCCAACAAGACGGCGGCACCGACGACCTGGATCCTGAATCCCGGCGGCCCGTCGCTTCCGTTCTCAAACGGCGGCAGCGTCTTGTTGGTCGGTGCGAGCCCCGGGGATGAGGGGCGCGCAGCGGCGCGTCACCGGGTGGAGTGCTCCCCCGGAGTCTTCGATTACTCGCGATGGTCCAACTTCGACTCCTGTTTCGTGTCGGCGTAGACGATGACAGGCACACCGATCCCGACCCTGTTCCTGGGGAGCAACGGCCCCACGGCCGACGTCTGGCAGTGGGATGACGGCATCACCGACGGCCAGGTTCTGGCCGGCGACGGTGACGCCATCGGCATGCTGGCCAAGAGCGTTCGGGCCTCGCCGGCCGGCGTGGGGGGCGAGTGCATTTTCACGCAGTTCTGGATTGCGATTACCTACGACATGGACGCCGTGACGATGCGATTCACCCCGATCGTGGACGGTGTGATTTTCGACGGGACGGGGGGCAATCCAGACCTCTCCCAGCAGCTCGCGCTCACGGGGACGCCCGGCACCCGGGTGACCGAGCGCTTCGAGTTTGGGATGTCGGTGCCGTTTGACGACGGGGTGAGCGCCGACGCCATCCGTACCGCGCTCCGCGGGGCGTGGTTCCAGCTTCAAATCGACCTGGTGGGTGGCCTGGGAAATGGCGACCTGATAATCGAGCAGCCGGAGATCGAGTTCGAGATCGTGCGCGAATCTCTGCAAGCCCAATAAGGACGGTGCATTATGGGATTTTCCCAGTTCCGGCAAGAGAACACTCAGCGCTCCCAGGATGAGCTCCGCCGCTCCCAGCAGCTCGGGGGGCAGGCGGAGAATGAGTTCTTCCAGCGATCGCTCGACTTCGACGCCCAGGCCGCCGCCGAGACCAGCGCCCGGGGCATCGCCGGATCCCTCTCCGGGCAGCTCGGGCGGAACCTCGAGCTGGCTCGAGGACAAGCCGTGGGCTCGGGGCGACTCGACACGGGGTTTTTTGACGAGGATCGTGGACGGATCTTCGAGGACTTCAACGAGCGACTGACCAACGCCATCGCCCAGCAGGCGCTGCAAGCCCAGTCGCTGAACCTCCAGAACCTGGGCAACATCGGCAACTTCGGGGCGAATGTCTCGAATCGGTTCGTCAACCTGCTGGGTGGCTCGCTCGATCGGGCGACGGCCGAGGAGAACGCGCGCCGGCAGCAAGGCGGCGGGCTGTTCGGCAAGCTGCTCGGTGGGGTGATCGGCGCGGCGGCTCCGGGTATCGGCGGCGGGATCGGCGCGGCGATCGGTGGCGGGATTAGTGGCCTGTTCGGTGGCGGCGACAAGAAAGGGAAGGCCGGCCAATGACTGTCCCCTTCCGCCCCAGTGTGCTGCCGGTCCCCGAGCCGCAGACGCCTTTCTTGGACACGATCACTCGGGCGTTCCTCCAGACGCGCAACCTGGTGCAGGCTGACCAGGCCACCGCCCAGGCCAACCAGCTGTTCGAGGACCAGCGCCGGCAGAACAAGCTGCGCTCGGAGACCCTGGCCGACGAGCTCACCACGCGCCGGCAGGACCGGGCCATCCAGATCGCCGAGGATCCCCGGATCATCCAGGCCCCCCGGCCGGGGGCGGCAGCCCCTGGCCCGGTGACGGCTCCGGCCCAGCCACCCATCCCGGCCCAGCCCGGCATCCCGCCGGCACCGGGCGAGGAGACGATCGGTGGGCGGATTGCGGACGAATTGGCCCCGCCCCCGGGTGGGGGTGCCCCGGTGGGGGGTATTCCGCCCCAGGTTGCCCCAGGAGCGCCTCGCGGGCGAGGCGTCACCGACATCGGTGGTGGCCTCTCTTTCGATCCCCAGGGCCCAGCACGGGCCCAGGATGCGGCTTCTGCGCGATTGCGCGAGATGCTCGAGCAGGTGGCGGTCGGCCACGAGGATCCGGAGACCGGCGAAGCCATTCGCCAGGCCATCCCACAGATGTCCGCGATGATCCAGACGGGCCAGAACCCGTTGCAGGTGGTCCAGGCGACGATCGGCATGGTGGAACGCATCCAGGCTGCCCTGCGCGCGCTGCCCGAGAACGCCCGAACGCGCCTGGCGGCGATCGACATTTCCCGGCTGCCGCTCGAGAATCAGCTCGAGGCCGTCCAGGCGGCGGGGGCCCAGGCCGCCGGCACGGCGGCCGACATCGCGGCGCGCGCCGAGGAGACGCGGATCGACGAGCGCGAGCGGATCCAGGCCATCGAGCTCAAGCGGACGCCGACGGGGGGCCAGCTCCTCACAGGGGCACAGGGAGAGAAGCCCATCGGCCAGCGGTCCAACACCAAGTCCCTGATGACCCGGTTCACCCGGCTGTTCACGGACAACCTGGAGGCGGCGCGGAGCGTCTCGATCACCGATCCGAACCTGCCGGCGCTCCAGGCGTCGGGCGAGGTGGTCTTCCAGGACGGCAAATTCATCCGCCTCAACGTCGATGAGGCCGACATTCGGCTGAAAGCCCAGCTCCAGGCGTTGGAGGAGCGCGCGATCTTGTTCACCGACGAGGAGCTGGTGGAGGTGCGGGCGCGGTTTGACGAGCTGGCCGACGCGGCCCTGGCCGGAATCGGGCTCGAGGGTGGCCCCGAGCGGCCCACGCCGGGGGAGCGCACCACCCAGCTGCTGGCGGATGGCGTCACTGATCCGGATAGGATCAGGGAGATCCTCCGGGCCGAGGGATACAAAGTCCAGTGACCACCCCGATTGTGCCGCAGCAGGCGACCGACGACCCGTTCGACCTCGAGGCGTTCCTGGCCTCCAGGCCCGGGCAGGCGTTCGACGTGGGCCGGTTCGTGGCGGACAGTGTGCCGTTCGACGTCGAGGCGTTCGTGGCGGAGGCGGAGTCCCGACGCCGGCCGTCGGCCCAGGAGGCGGCGGCGATCTTCGCGGCCACGCCGCGCCGGACGCTGCCCCGGGAGCTGGCCGAGTTTGGCCGGGGGGTCAACGTCAAGGACTTCCGGCCGGGCCAGCTCGGCCGGACCGTGCGGATGCCCTCGCCGCGGGCGACCGGCGCGCCGCTGATTACCCCTCGCGTCGAACGGCCGCTCCCCAACCCGCCGGCCTCGGACGCTCTGGCGTTCGCGGATCCCCCTTCGATCGAGCCACTCAAGGCCCCGGTGACGGGCGGAGAGGTTCGACCGGCGGACCAGCCCTCCGATGCCGCGGACCTCCTGGCGGGGGCGGTCGAGCGAATGGCGGCCCACCGGGACTTCCTGCGCGAGGGGATCGGCGACGTCTTCGACATGAACCAACGGGCCTCCGAGCTCACCCTCTCGGCCCTCGAGGGCGCCACCAGTCTCGGGCAGGAGCTTGGCCTCCGGGTGCCGGCGAGTCTCGCGCAGCGGGCCGGGATCCTGCCGGAGCCGGTCGCCGAGTTTGTCTTCGATCGCATGACCCCATCGGAACGCAGTGCGGAGCTCCAGCGGCGCGGGCTGCGTTTCCAGCCGCGGATTACCGGAGACCTGCCGTTCGTCGTGACGCCGGAGTCGATGCGCCCGAAAGAGCGCGAGCTGGGATTCGGCCTGCCCGTGGGGGGCCTCGTCACGGAGCCATTGCTCGGGATCAAGACCGAGACGGACTTGGCCGAGTTCATCGGCAGCCTGCCCCTCATTATCCCGTTTTTCAAGGGACCGGCGCGCCTGGCGGCCTCGCTCGGCGATCGGGCGACGCGCGCAGCAGCGCGGGCGCTTGGTCCGGCAGTCGCCCGGGGTGCCCCGCCGGTGGTCTCGCGGCTGGCCAGGGCAGCGGGGGGCGCGGTCACGGCGGGCACGACGGTCGGCGTGGGCAGTGGGCTCCTGGGTGGCGTTCAGGCCGTGGGCGCCGGCGAGGACCTGCCCGGCATCCTGCGGGCCGCGACCGGACCGCTGATCCACGAAGTCCGCAGCTTGATAGATCCGAGCCAGGGCGTGGGTCTGTTCCGGAGCTTTAGCCGGGTGGGGGCGGTGGCCGGGCTGCTGCGTAAGCCGCCGTTCGCGGCGACCGTCTCGCGCGAAGTGCGGGCGGATGACCTCGCGTTTCGCGAGGCGGTTTTCCAGGATATGGAGAACAAAAACCCGTTCGAGCTGTCCCGGGTGGACCTCGAGATCCAGAACGCGATGATCTCGCAGACGGCCGAATTCCACCGGGACATCATGGCCCCGAAGAAGTTACGGACCATGCGGGGCCGGCTTGCGGTCAACGAGGTCATCCTCCGGCCACCGCCAGACCTCAAGACCCCCCTCGACACCCCCGAGGTCCTGGCGGCGCGGGCGGCGGCCGGCTCGGCGATCCAGACCTCGACTATCAACACGGCGGCGCGCCAGCAGCTGCGCACGGAGTGGCTCGATAAGGTCTACGGCGAGGGCGCGCGCCGGCAGGAGCGTCGGGTCACCCTGGTTCTGGGGCCGCCGGCGGCGGGCAAGTCGCAGGCGGTGGCGAAAGCGCTGGTCGAACGGCTGGGCGCCCTCCTGGTGGACGCGGACGTGTTCAAGGAGCTCATCCCCGAGTTCGAGGGGGGCCCCGGGGCGGGCGTGGTCCACAAGGAGTCGGCTAGATTGGCTGCCCAGCTCTACAAGCGGGCCCTGAAGGCCGGAGACAACATCGTCATGCCCCGGGTGGGGAAATCCCTGGCCGGCCTACTGGAAGACATCCGAAAATTCCACGAGGCCGGCTACACGATCGACCTCCAATATGTCGATCTGCCGATCCAGAAAGCGGCCGTGCGGGCCGTGATTAGGTTTTATCAGGAGGGCCGCTTTGTCGATCCCTTTTATGTGCTCAACGACGTCGACGGCTTCCCCCTTCGCAGCTTCGAGGCGGTGAAAAATGACCCACGAGTCTCCACCTATCGACGTGTCAACAACGACGTTCCGCGATCGCGTGGACCAGTCACGGTCGATCAAGGACTTCAGCGAGGAGGAGCTGGCCTTGATGCACGAGCCGGACTACGAGGAGCTGCTCCAGCGGGAGGCCCTGGACGAGGCCCACCGGGAGATCCTGGAAGCCCGGCAGCAGCAGTCCTCGCCCGACGCCTCGAAGCCGTCCGAGTAGCGCACGACGCGGATGCGGCGGCCGGCGCCCGCCTCGCCGGCTTGGCGCGGGCCGACCTGGCCCGGGAGCTCCGGGTGGGCAACGTGACCCTGGCCGAGGCCCAGAAATTCGAGCGGGAGCTCCGGCAGTTCGAGACCGACGTCCCTCTGGACACGGCCGCCCAGCTCCTGGAGGGGGCCGGGCTGTCCGAGACCGTGGTCAATTCCATCCTCCAGGGCCTCAACGAGATGGGCACCCGGGTGACTCGGGACATTCTGGCGGAAGCCAAGGGGGATCCGGCGGTCTTCGCCAAGGCGGCCGGCGAAGCGGTCGGCCGAGAGGCGGGGGTCAGCCCGGGGCTGATTATGAACGAGCGGGGCTCGGTGCGCTTGACCCCCGACGAGCTCCAGGCCCATCCGAACCTGTCTGACTTGCCGGCGCACTCCCGCCGGATCCAGGCGCAGCTCCGCATCGGGCTGAACGATCGTTCGCTCCCCACCATGGAGGACATCTACACCGCCATCGTGCGGCGCACGTTCGGGATCGAGTCGGTGGAGCGGACCATCTCCGGCGCGTCGGACCTGCCGGCCTCGGCCTCACCCGGGGCGGCGGCGCGGCTGGCGGCCGGGTCCAGCCGGCGCTCGGAGGGTTTCCTCGAGATCGGGCCGGCCCAGTGGGATGCCCAGGGCAACCTGGTCTTCTCGGGCACCCCGTCCTACAAGCGGATCCTCAAGGTGGTGGCCGACCTGAACAAACTGCGGCGCTACGAGGTCGCCCGGCTGACCCTGGACCTCTCCGTGGAGCGGGAAGGCCCCACCGGCGCGCGCCGGCCGGAGGTGGAGACGGGCATCTCGGTGGAGGACGCGCGGCTCGAGGTGGCGGACGCGACGGCAGTGATCCGCGAAGCCGCCGACCAGAGCGTCATGTTCCGGCTCCAGGGCCTCGAGTACCTGGCCGAGGCCGGCGGGGTCTCTCCCACCCTGCTCGCTCTCGCGCGCTCGCTCATGGAGCGCTACGTGCCGCTCAACCGGGTGTTCGAGGGGAAGGATCCGATGGCCGGCGGCGGCGGCACCGGTTTCGTGGGCCGGGTGGGCCAGCAGATCCGCCGGCGGGTGGGCAGCAAGCGGCCGATCCTCGATCCCGTCGAGTCGACCATCGACCAGAACCGGCGATTCATCCGGGCGGGCGACCTCAACCGGGTGGCGCTCCGGCTGATCGAGCTGGCCGAGGCGTTCCCCGAATCGGCGTCCGGATTCATCGAACGGGTGAAGGAGCCCTCCGGCAGGCCCAGCTCGGTCGAGGTCATCCGGCTCCGAGAGGCGGCCGAGCGGCGCGGCATCGAGATGACGGAGGCCGAGGCCCAGCAGCTGTCCGGCATACTCGGCGACCGCAAGCTCGACATCGCCGACGGGATCATCAATGTCTGGCGGGATGGCGTCGAGCAGCAGTGGCGCGTCTCGCCCGAGGTGGCGCGGGCCATCCAGGCCCTGCGGCCCGGGGACGTCCCGATGTACCTCCAGCTCTTGGGCATGCCGGCGGTGCTGATGAAGGGCGGCATCACGCTGAACCCGGCGTTCCAGGCGTTCAACTTCATCCGCGACACGTTCGACGCCACGGTCCAGAGCCAGTACGGTTTCAAGCTGGGCATCGACTCCTTCCGCGGCTTCTACGAATCGGCCAAGGGCCAGTGGCTGGGCGACCCCAGCCAGATTTACCAGGAATTCGTGCTCGGCGGCGGCGGCTTCTCTACCCAGCGGGGCCAGGGCGGGCGGCGGGCCCAGGCCCAGCTCCGGAGGATCCTCCCCCAGTCCGGCGGGCGGCGGGTGCTCGGGCGGATCATGCACCCGATCGACGCCATGAAAGAATTCGGGGCCCCGTTCGAGGAGGCGGCCCGGGTGGGCGAGTTCATGCGGGCCCGGAAGCAGGGCGCCAGCGTCATGGAGGGGATCCTGGCCAGCCAGGAGGTGACGGTCAACTTCCAGCAGATCGGCGCCCAGATGCAGGGTTTCGCCTACATGACGGCGTTCCTCAACCCGGCGATCCAGTCGATGGACCGGGCGGCCCGGGTGGGGGCGTTGCCGTTCCAGCGGCTGAAGGCCAGCCGGCGCGCCGGCGGGGATGCCCTCGACCAGGCCGCGGCGTTCGCGGATCCGGCCGGCCGGGCGCTGGTCGCCGCGGTGGGCTCGATCGCCCTGCCGTCGATCATGTTCTGGCTGGCGGCCCGGGATGACCAGGAGATCAACGATCTCCGGAAGACCAACGCCGGCCTCATCTACTGGTTCGTGCGTCTCTCGAAGACCGGCGAGATCATCCGGCTCCCGAAGCCCTTCCTGTACGGCCAGATTTTCGGCACGGGGATGGAGACGGCCCTCGACATCGCGTTCGACAAGGACCCGGAGGCCATGGGTCGGTGGGCCGAGGGCATGCTCGACCAGCTCCAGGCCAACGTCATCCCCACCGCCGGCGTCCTGGTGCTCCAGCAGGTGTTCAACAAGAATCTGTTCTTCCAGAGCCCGATCATCCCGCGCGGCCTGGAGAACGTGGAGCCCCGCTTCCAGTCGCGCGCCACCACCGGCACTGTGGCCCGGAGGATCGGCGACCTGCTGAACATCAGCCCGGCCCGCATCGAGCAGTTCAACCGGGACCTGTTCGGCACCCTGGGCGGAGAAGCGCTGAAGGCGGCGGACATGACCGCGGACCGGCTGAGCGGCGGCACGACGTCGGCGCCCACCCGGGTCTCGGCCGATCGCCTCCTGATCGGCCGGTTCTTCGCCCGGAGCCCGACCACCAACGTCCAGCCGATTCGCAAGTTCTACGATGACGCCCTGAAGGCGGAGGAGGCCGAGAACAGCCTCCGGATCAACCGGGACAACCAGACCCGGTTCACCGATGTCTTGACGCGCCGGCAGGTCGACCTAGCTTTGGCGCCGACCTACGCCGGCGTCCGGAGCCAGCTCAACGTGGAGCGGAACAAGATCGAGGTCATCCGCTCGGTACCGGACGCCGTCCTGTCACCCGATCGCAAGCTCGAGTCCATCGCCGAGGTGATGCGCACGATGATCGAGCTCGCTCGCGCGACCAATACGATCGCCGATCTCATGCGCGCCCAGCTCGAGGCGGCTCTGGAGGGTCAAGGTGGACGCTAATTTCCCGGTGTACGTGGGCCTGGGGGTCAACTTCCTGGCCATCCTGGCCCTGGTCTACCGGATCTCGGCCTGGGGTGGGAAGGTCGACACGTTGCTCGAGCGCCACGAGAGCGAGCACGGCCTCCATCGGAAGGCCGTCACTCAGCTCCAGCAGGATGTGGCGGGATTGAAGGGGCGCCGGTACTAGAGCACCGTGTCGGGCTCGGACTTCGAGCTCGAGAAGCGATACTCCGTGCGCACGTGGACGTCGAACCACTTCGCGCAGCTGGCGCAGCGCTGGTGGTGGTCCTCGGTGGGACCTTTCCCGGGGTGCCAATTCCCACAGTGAGGGCAGACCACATCCTGGTGGTCCTGGCAGTCGCCGGGGTCGGGGATACCGGCAGCGATCCGCTCCGCCCGGGCGTCGCGGTACTTCTCCCGCTGGGCCTGCCGCTCCTCGAGCCTCTGGCTGGTGTGCTTTTCGATCGCCACGGATTCCTCCATGGTGTAGCCGGGGGGTGGGTGCATCTCACACCTCCTGTTCCACGTGAAACTTTTACCAGTGATTGGGCAGCAGGTCAAGCTTGGCGATGCCGTACCGCTCCAGGAAAATGATGGCCGTGTTGACCCCACCGACGATCGAGAGCACCCCGTAGACCGCCAGCTGCCGGTGAAACTGGACCTGGCTGGCACTGGCGTGGTTGCGGGCGCTGTAGCGCTTCACCTCGTGGCCCCAGTGGACCACATGCCACAGCTGGCCCTCCCGGTCGGAGTGGATGTGGCCGGCCCCGGGCACGACGGGCCCAGGCGCCACCTGCTTGCGGTAGTAACACTCGATGTCCCAGATCCCTTTGGTCTGAGACGCCTTGTGGGGCTGGGAGTGGCGGATGACCGTCAATCCCACGTTCCGGTACAGGCTCACCACCATCTCGTAGATGGGCTTCTCCGTGGACTTGCGCGGATCGTTGACCTCGCGCAGCCACAGGGGCGGCCTGTCTTTCTGCCCGCTCAAAACGGCACCTCCTGGTCAGCGGTGGGCTCGGGCCCATCCAGGAGGTCGGTCTGTTCTCCTCGCGGATCCCCCTCCTCCCGCGGCTTCAGCAAGACAGGGTCGCCGGTGGGGCTGGACTTGCCGGCGCGGGGCCGGGTGCGCTCCTTGAACGCCACGGCGTCGGCGTCCTCCGCCGGCAGACAGCTCGGGCAGGTGCGGTACCACCAGGGATCCTCCCGCTTCATGCGCTCAGCGATGTCCACGAAAAACTGGGGGACCTTACCCCGCCACTCCGTTCCGCAGCGCCGGCAGTGACAGTCGGCCTCGACTAATTCCCATCGCCGGACGGTTGCGACGTCTCCAAGCCAAGATCCTCCCGCAGCGTCGCGCGCAGCTCCGGCAAAAACTTGCCCGTCCACTCCGCCTCCACCGCTGCCGCCACTCGCTGGACGATCCCCTGGATCAGGGTGTGCTCCACCAGCAGGTCCAGCACCGACTGGGCTATGATCTGGTCCCGCTGCCGGATCACCTCCTCCAGCACCATGATCCGGTGCTCCAGCTCCGAGATCCTCTCGTCGTGGTCCTTCGGTTGTGGGGCTGTCATTCACTGGGCCTCCATCCTTTGGCGGTGAGCTTGTCGATGATCGCCTTCACCTGGCGGTGGTGGCGCTGGCCGGCGTCGCGCAGCTTCTCGATCGTGCCGGAGCCACGGGCCTTGAAAATATTCTCGAGCTCATGGTAGGTGCGGCCCTCCTGGTTGTGGTCCGGGTGGTGGAACGTGCCCTCCACGGCCAGCAGGCAGTCCTCGAGCCCGTAGATTTTCAGCCATCGCTGGATCCGGGCGCGTCGGTCATCGGTGAGGATGACCACCTTGCCGTTCTTGCCGGCTCGATAATGCCAGAACGCGAAGACGGTCCGGGCCTCCCAGAGCAGGCGCTCCGCGGTGAAGTCCTCGACGCCGGCGTCCTTGATGGCCTCGGAGACCCAGTTCCCGGTCTCTTTCGGCCGAACCGTCGACAATGCTGTTGTAGTCTTTGCCTCTGCATCTCCCTCTCCCTCTCCCTCTGCATGGGTTGACAATGTAGACGGTTGTTGACGGTCAACGCCAGCGGCACGAGCACGAGCGCGAGACTCCTGTTTTTTGACCCGCAGGTATTCGCGGCGCTCCTCGGCGTCGCGGATCTGACGGTACTCGAGATAGTTGACCACCCGGAACAGGAAGGGTCCTTCGTTGACCAGCCGGCGTCCCTCCTCGGCTGGCGATCGACTGGTCGAGTCCGGCGCTGCCAGGTAGTCCAGCGCCGCCTGGACCTCCTGCTCCGCGCCTCCGAGCTGGACAGCCACCAGTTTCGGGTTGAGCTCAACGAACCCCTTCCGGTCGGTGTTTGCCAGCACGTAACCCCAGACAGCAAAGACGTGCATCCCGGCGCCGAGCATGGACCCGGTGTACATCGAGGCGAAGGATTTGCCGAACACGGGCCACCCCTGGTGTGGAAAGGTGCAAAACCTGTTGACAACCGTTGACGCTGTTGACCGTCAACTTACAACCTACCACTGGGCCTCGTATGTGACGCGCGTCACTTCTTCGTGGCCTGCTCGGCCTTCTTGTCATCGAGGGCCATCTTGAGCTCCTCCTGGCGGGCCTGGGTCTCCTCGCTGATGGCCGTGGCCAGCTCGCCCTCGCTCTCCTCCCGCAGCGGCCGGGTCACCTTGCCGGTGTCGCCCCGGGTGTCGATCTCGAGCATGTCGGTGATCTCCCGGACCTTGGTGAGCGGCAGCCGCTTGTCGACCAGAAACTTGGTGACCGTCTTCATGGCCTGGCGGTCCCACCACTGGGTCCAGGGGATGCCCTCGGCCATCCTCGAGCTCTTACGGATCCGCTCGACCTCCATCCGGTTCATCACGTGGAACAGGGGCTTGGGGGCGTCGCGGAGCCAGGCGATCGCGTAGACGAACAGGATCTCCTCGGTGTTGCCCCGGTCGATTCCGTAATCCGGAATGTGGATGAGCTTGGGGTCGCTGCCCTTGGACACCTCGAAGCGGTCCTGGACGAAGACCACGTCGGCGTCGATGATCGACACCGCGCCGGAGCGCATGGCCGCGGCCACGTAGCCCCGGTAGTCGGGGACCATGGTACACTTGCGGTTGAACGGCACCAGGTGGGCCTCGCGCCCCAGCAGCAGGCCCAGCCGGGCTGCGTCGTAGACGGCCCCGACGATCGAATTCGGCTCACACTCGGCGAGCTTGGGATTCCGGTTACACTCGAACGTGGCAATCTGGATCAGCTGGCCGGCGGTCAACCCGCTGGCCTGGGGCAGGATCTCATCCAGCCGATCGGCTCGCAGCTGGAGCATGTCGAGGGCGGTGTAGTCCTTGCCGTTGTGGCGAATCTTCTGGAGCTCGGTTCTGGCCATCAATCCTCCTCGGTGATGTGGTAGACCTTGAGCTGCTTGCTGGCTTTGGTGGTGGTGCAGAGAGCCTCGATGTCCGCGCGCATGTGCGCGATCGCGTCCTTCAGGTCCTCGAGACACCCGTACTCCGCGGCCCAGGCCGTGAGCAGTAGCGGGTCAATCAGTCCGGCCCCCTCTATGGCCTTGCGGTTCAAACGCTTCTGGCCGGCCAGCAGCTTGTAGTAGACGCGGGCCCCGGCGCCCTCGAAGACGCCCAGCCTGGTGCAGAGCTCGGCCAGGGTGTTGCGCGCCAGGTCCTTGAGCACCCCGGCCTCCTTGGCCATGGCCCGGAGCTCGACGTAGGCCTGGACGGCCGCGGCCCACTCCGGATCCGTCCGGGTCTCGACCAGGCCCTCGACGGCCGGCAGCTCGATCTTCCACTCGGGCTCTTTCTCCCGGGGGGGGATCCGGGGGATCACGTGGTCATTCCAGAAGTGGTCGCAGACCTCGATGGCCTGCTTCTGGATGTCCGGGTCGACCTCGTAGTTGATGATCTCGAGTCGCCAGGAATCGGGGTGGAGCACGGCGAACGCCACCCACCGGTGATTGCACAGCGAGGCGTAGTGGATGCCCTGGAATTGGTAGGACATCTGCAAGCCCTTCTTCACGATCTCGTTGAAGACCCACATGCCCATGGTCTTGATCTCGAGCACCCCGCCCTCGCCGAACGGTTTCGGCAGGGCGCGGGGCGTGACGTGCTCGCGCACCAGGCCGTCCGGGTGGCCGATCAGCCAGGCCCAGCGGGAGTGCTTCCGGAAGCGGGCCGGCTTGGTCTCCCGGCCAGACTCCTCGCGATAGCGCCGGCGGATCAGCGGCTCGAGGGCGATGCCCCGCTCGAGCACCAGCTTGGGCTCCTCGCGTGGCGGGACCTCGGCGATCTTCTCCCGGTAGACGTCCAGCGGGCTGGTGTACGGATCCACGCCTACAATCGGCCCCACATCTGATCCCCCGATGCCTGATTGCCGGCGCAGGTGGAACGCAGTGCGGTCACTCATTGCGGACCTCCACGGTCATGGGTAAATTGCGGTCTCCATTCGTAGTCTGTTCTCCCTGGAGAACGGTCCACAGGCCCCGTCGCTTTGGTGTTAGCGCTCCTTCTCGGCGGGGTTTGTGCGTTCATCCCTCGAGGATCTTGTCGAGGGTGGAGCTCAACGACACGCTGTACTCGACCACCCGGCGGACGGCCCGCTCGGGGATCAGGTACTCGTTGCCCTCCCAGGCCTGCCACGTCCGGGTGGACACGCCCATCCACTGGGCGGCCCGGGCCTGGGTCCAGCCGATTCGAGACTCCCCGTTGCGCGCCTTGAAGGTGCCGGGCTGGGTGACGCGCCAAAGGCGGAGGTCGGCACCATTGATGGCGTAGACGTTGGTGTGCCGGCACCGTTCGAGGGCGGGGGTCATCATATCAGATCGCTCCCTGTACGCGCGTGAACAGCTCTATGAGCGAGGCCATCTCTACCCCCCCGTAGCGCCGGATCTCTCCCCAGTCGCCAGCCTGGGCCCATTCAAGCACCTTGTGGCCGCTCTCCTCCGCCTCGAGGCCGAAGGCCTCGCACCACATGGCCAACGTGCCCTTGGCCCGCTTGTCCCCATCGCTGAGCAGCAGCCGGATGTCGACGTGCTCGACGTTCCGGAAGGGGTAGAGCAGCTCGTACCACTTGAGCTTGGGGACCGCCACGCCCAGCAGCGTCGAGCGCCAGCGCATCATGGGCAGATCGAACCCCTTGCCGTTGAAGGACACGAGGGTCAGCCGGCGGTCGCGCGCCCAGCTAAGCAGCTGCCAGCCCCGGCGCAGCACCTCCTTCTCGGCCGCCTCGATGTCGGGGATGGCGGCGAGGGGGCCTCGGGCGAAGTCGTCCAACTGGGCGGTGTCCACCTGGATGTTCCCCTGCTCGCCCAGCATGCCGCTCGAGATGCTCACGATGTGGGCGGTGGTGGGGTGGCAGGCCGGGATCTGGCCGGTCGAGGCCAGCGGGGCCTCGTGCTTCTGGCAGGCGGTCAGAACGCGGGAGGGTGACTCCTCCTCCCACTGCTCCTCGTTGCCCCCGTCGGCCAGGAAATTCTCCCGCTCCGTGCGGAGCCAGTACCAGTCGACGGCATACTCCTCCCCAGCCCAATACGGGCGCTGGGGGACTGTCTCGATGTCGAATGTGTACGGCTTCATCCAACGAGCTCCAGCTGCTGGGCCTTCTCCCGCTCCGACGTGCCGATGACCAGCTCCACCGCCAGGCCGGCGCGCACCATCTGGGTCAGCTGGGTCACGTCGAACATCTCCCGCTTGTCCGCGTAGTAATCGTGGACGCCACCCTGGCAGTCGATGAACCGGGCGATGCTTTGCCGGGCGTTGAACGCCAGCAGCACCTCGCCGCCCTTGAGATTCAGGGCGGCGGGTTTCCGGCGGAGCGCATGCCGCTTCCGCATGTCCCACGTCTCGATGATCTTGGTGATTCGTAGCCTGGACATCATGCCTCCTTGGTGATGATGGGCCCGCCGCAGTGCGGGCAGAAAAATTCCTTGGCCACCAGCGCACGGGCCCGCTTCCGCTGGGCGCGTGGGATGGTGGGCATCTGGTCCACGGACTGAGTGAGCCGGTTGACTCCCCCGTAGCGAGGATCCCGCACCCAACGTGAGAGGGTGCCGGAGGAAATGCTATGCTTCTCGGCGACCTCGACGGCGCTGGTCTTCAGCGCCTGGCTCACCAGCTGGGCTTTGCGTCGGTCGCTGTACTGGGTCCGCTTTTTCTTGGTCATGGCGCCTCCAGGTTACAGTGAGGCCGCGGCGTTCCCACCGCGGCCTGGTGAAGTGATCCGGGTCCTAGTTGACCCGGACGTCGACGTCGGCGCTGCCGGCGCCGATTTCTGCTGCCGGCGCGATGACGCCGGCCACCTGGTCGAGCAGCCCGTAGAGCCGGGTGGTCCGGCGCGGGAGCTCCAGTGCGTTGGAGGGTTTGAGCACCTCGGTGAAGGCGTTCAGCAGGGACCAGGCGTTGCGGGCCTCGAAGGCCTCGTGCAACGGCTTCCGCCACTGGGCCAGGACCTTGGGCACCGTGCCGTTGGCGATGACGCTGGCGTCCACCGACCGGAGCAACAGGTCGTGGGCCGTGCGATCGTCCACCTCGGCGACCTTGTACGCTGCGATCCGCTCATCCTGCCGGACCCGCATGTTCCCGATCTTGCCCACAGCCTGGGCGGCGAGGCGGGGGAGATCCCGCTCGATCCACCGGGTGTGCTTCCGGGCAATGGTGATCTCGCCGGAGAAGGCGAGGTTGTCGCAGACGAAGACGCGACCCCCGACGGCCAGGCCGGCGGAGAACGCCTTGTCATGCGAATTGCGGAGGCCCACGACCAGCGAGTAGTCATCGGCGTTGCTGCCGTTGAACAGCTCGAAGGTGGCGAACATCCGGGCTCCCTCGAGCCACAGACCAAACTCCCGATTCTTGGCCTCGTAGCCCAGGCCGGTCAGCTGGTCGAGAATCGTCTCGATCAGCAGCCGGTGAGAGATGGGCTGCCAGGTCTCGGTCGGTTCCGGGGTCGGAACCTCGAAGACCTCCACCTCGGTGGCGGCGTTGGCGCCGCAGTGAAGCATCATGTTGGTCATCGCGCTCCTTCTGTGGGGGAAAATCTCAGGCGGCGAAGGCCGCCATGTGTTTGTTGCAGCGCTCGGCGTAGTTGCGGCGGGCCTCGAGCTCCTGGCCCTCGCCGAAGTAGTGGCCCTCGAAAGTGCCGCTGAAGCCGCGCTCGACGTCCTGCTTGTTCAGCATCCAGGTGGCAAACCGGGGATTGACGGCCCCGGTGTCTTCCAGGGCGACCAGGACGATGGCCAGGTAGTGATCCAGGGCGTTCGGCAGGTCGCAGTGGGCCAGGGTGCGGCGGGTGGTCATCATGCCTCCTTCGCTGTGGGGATGCGGCCGTCGTAGAGGACGGTGGCGGTCGCGAGGTGGGGCTCGATCAGGGTGTCGAAGTCGGACTCCCAGCGTGGGTCGCACATGCTGTAGCGGCCCTCGCGGAATTCGAGGCCGGACTCGGAGGTCTGGGCCTCGCCGAACATCGAGTCCGGATCCGGGTGGCCCCAGCCCTCGAGGACCAGCAGGAAGATGCCGCTGGTCCCGGTGGGGGTGATCGTGGAGCCGCGGAGATTCCGGGCGCGTGGCTGCTTGTACCGGAGCACCGCGGCCTCTTTGTACTGGGCGTAGGGCTGCAACAGGATGGAGCCCTCGCGGACCTCGGTCTTCACGATTCCCATGAATCCGCCGGCCCGGTAGATCGTGGCCTTGCCGAAGGTGATCGGCACGAGGTCGGTGCTGCCGTCCATGCGGTTGGTCATTTTCCACCTGCCAGCTTGGAGTAGTTGTCCCAGGTCCCGTAGGCGGCGCAGAGCTTCATGGCTTTGGCCTCGCGCGGGGTGACGTCGAGCTTCTCGTTGAGCTCATCGACGGCGGCCTGGTCGTAGTGGATGGGGTCCGGCAGCTTGGTCTCGAGGAGCCAGCGCTCGCCGGCCCGGATCATGCCGATCCGGTCGGCGCCCAGTCCGGTCATCAGGACGTAGGCTTGTTTTGGTGGGGTCAGGACAGTGTTGGGGGTCATGGTCAGCGCTCCTTTCTAGACTGCACTAGAAACTTACAGCCGCGGCGGTTGCCGGTCAAGGTAAAAGGCGGCGATGTACTCGCGGGCGCGCTCGAGCTCGCCGGGGAACAGGTGGGGGAAGGCCTCCACCACGAAAGCAACGGCGCAATCCTCCTCGAACCAGTTTTCGGACCCGCTCGAGCGCTTGGAGAAGGCCACCTTGCCGGGGTCCATCTTGGCCACCAGGGCGCTTGGGACGAAGAATCCACCGTGACTCGGGGTGCTCACGGAGTAGATGCCCTCGCCGATCTCGTCTACCGAGTCGGCCTTGCCCCAGGGGGTGTTGGTGTAGAGCGTGGCGATCATCAGTCGACTCTCCATCCTGCCTCGAGGAGCTCATCGAGGCTCTTGAAGGTGACGGTCTCGGCCGCCTTGAGGTCCTCGAGGGTGACGCCCCAGGGGCTCACGTCCAGGTAGATGATGATGGCCGGCGGGGTGGTGTGCGTGGCGACAATGACGCCGGTTTGGGGGAAGCCAATCCCGTCTTCGTTGTAGCGCTTCATCGGGAGCACCGGCCAGTTTGGCCAGACGCCGGCCTCGATGAACGCGCGCTGCTTGGCCAGGAATTCTGGGGTTTCGGTTCTCATCAGCCCTCCAGGAGTTTGGGGATCTCGGGAGCCAGGTAGTATTTCCAGCTGTTCCTGGCGGCGTCGTTGAGCTGGCGGACCCAGGCCGTCCGGGTGGGCGACCACTTCCAGCCGTACATCCGGAGGTGCTTGGTCACGGCCTTGTTCGGCCGGCGGTCAAACTCGATCCAGGCCCGATTCTCCTCCGGGTGCTCGGTGAAGGTGAAGCCATCTTGCCGGTCCGGTTCCGGGGTCGGCTCCTCGCGGCGGGCGGTCTCCTCCTCGATGACCTCGAGGCGCAGCTTGAGCCGGCGGATGTTGGCGTTGTTGTTGGAGAGGGCGTAGCTGGGGTAGGGCTTCCGGGCCCAGCTGTAGCGGCCGGGGATGTCCTCATCGAGGAGCTTGGCCTTGGCGTCGCTGACTCCCGGGCATCCCACCATGGTGGCGTTCTTCCGCCAGTAGGCGTTCCGGGACTTCATTTTCTCCTGCCGGGCGGTGAGCTCGGCGATCCGGTCGGCGATCTTGGCCGGCGCGTCCTCATCGTCGGCGGAGATGCCGCCGGTGCCGACGGCCGCGGCGCGGTAGCGCAGGTCCTTGGCCCGGTCGTGGGCCTCGCTGCCCTTGCGCATGTTCACGTCGCTGCGCTTGATGGCGGCGCGGTGGCGCTTCTCGCTGTGGTGGCCCACCAGAATCGGTTGGCCCATCGGGGGGAGGCCCTCGGTCGCGGCCTTGAAGCGGCGATCGGTCTCGGCCTCGGCCTTGGCGGCGGCAGCTTCGAGCCGGTCGCGGCGGTCGTCCAGTCGGTCCTGGTAGGTCATATCGTGTCCTTTCGGTGTTTGGCGAGCAGGCGCTCGGCCAGGTCGGCCTTGCCGTGGCCGGCCCATACTCGCTCGAGGTGAGTGGTGACCAGCTTCATTTCCTCCCGGAGCGAATCGTCGCCGATGATGTAGGACGGGGTGATGGTCCCCAGGGCGTCGATGCAGGCGCGGCAGTGGTCCAGGACGGCCTTGCGGGTGGTGAGCTCATCGAGGTTGGGCATGCCGTGGGAGCGGGCGACCAGCCAGACGGCCAGGTCTTCGAGACTGGCGCGCACCCGGACGTCGAAATTGAGCCGCTCGACACCGTCCCTCGAATGGGTCAGGTCGAATCGGGTCATCGGGCGGCCTCCTCATCGGCGAGGGCCTCGCCCAGGGTGGACTCCAGGTCGCGGGCCTCGGGGACGGTCAGCCGGAAGGACTGGCCGGTCGAGGTGGTCACTTTCACCGGTCGTGGCGATTCGTACTTCCCCCGCCGATCCTCTGGCGGGAGGTAGCGGGCGGTCAGCGGGATGTAGGTGGTCATGGTCAGGTCCCTTTCGGCAGGTTGGCCCCGCTGGAGTAGGCGACCCGGAGGACCGTCTTGGCTTCCTCGCCGAGGATCAACCGGTAGCCGTGCCGGCTCTCGATCGGGGTCACGAAGGGCACGATGCCCAGGAGGGGGACCTCGCAGGAATCGCAGGGCTTGCCGCTCATGGTGTTGAACGTGGTGAGCTCCGCGCACACTGGGCAGCGCTCGGTCTTGCTCAATTCGCTGGTCATGCGGCCTCCTCGTGGTGCCAGGTCCGGGCGATGGCGGCGAGCCGCTTGCCCTGCTGGGCGGTGGTCATGGCGGAGTAGGGCTTCACGGGCTCCCAGTGGAGCCGATGGCCCTTGTGGATCCGGTAGGCTGTGTCCCACATGCCGATGGTGACGGGGCGGGACGGGCTGGCGAGGGGTTTGGTCATGTTAGCGCTCCTTCTGGGTTACAGGATCAATTTACAGCCGCGGGCCTCTCGTGTCAAGTGGTGGGTTTCCCCAGGTGGCTCGGGCCGTCCGGCATGAGGCTCGTGAATTTGTCGTCCGGGTATCGGTCCCGCGGGCCCAGCCAGTCCAGGGCCTTGCCAGTGTTCACGCCCTCGGCTGGCCTCCAGGTGTCCCAGCTCTCGAGCTTGAGGGTTCTCCGGTCAAACATCTCGGTGGTGATCCGGATGTCCGCGGTGCCCGCCAGGATCCAGAAGCTGATCCGGGTGATCGAGGCGAGCTGCTCGCCCCGGTTGTCGGTGCGCCACATGCACCGGGCGTCGGCCTTCATCAAGGCGTCCCAGAGAAACGTGTTGGTGGCACTCATGTCCGGTAGGGGTCTCATGCGGCCTCCTGTTTTGGGGTGATGGGCCCGCCGGCGGCGAGCCAGGTCTCGAGCTCGGGATCCAGCTGGCCGGTCAACACCGTCCAGGCCCGGGCGTAGCGGATGAATCGAGCGTCCGTCCAGAGGATGAACGCGGAGTCGGCGGAGTCACAGCCGGCAGCGATCGCGGCGGCCAGCTTGCGCGGGGTAGAGGCCCGGCCGTAGTGGCTGGGCTTGCCGGCGGCGTGGGCGACGGCGGTCATGGCCGGGCCGTGCTCGAGCTTGAAGTCATCGGATCCGCCCAGGAACACGCCATCGAAGTAGTCGAGGACGGTGGTGGGGCGGCCGGTGAAGACGTCTAGCTGTAGTGGGTCCATGGACTCGAAGTGGAGGCCAGCGGGCTCCTCGAGGGTGGCGGCGGTCATGCCGTCCTGGACGGCCAGGTACCAGCGCCAGCCAGGGAATCGGTCCCGGAGCTCGGTGATCGCGGCCAGCGATTCGTCCAGGCTCTCCGGATCCATGGGGAGGTCCGGGGTGACGGCGAACAGCGGGGTGTGGCCGGCCCGGTAGGTCTTCTCCCAGCGGGCGACCATGCGGGCGTGGTTGGGGACCTCCCAGCAGGGCTGGAGGGTCTCGTCGGCGTACTCCCGGTTGACCCGGTTGGTCTCGCGGAAGGCGGCGTTGTCGTAGATCCAGGGCTCGTCGGGGTAGGGGCGGACGGGCCGTTCGATGTAGCACCGGCCCCAGCCGAGGCGAGCGATGCGCTCCTCGCGTCGGCCGGAGAATTCGCCGGTCACGATGGTGATGGTCACCGGCCGATCCAGGGCGAAGCGGCCCAGACCTCGACACCAGCCGGGAGCCGATCGACTCCCTCGAAGTCCCGGGCCCAGGCCCGCGCAGCCTCCTCGCTCTCGGCCTCGATCGGTCCGAGGGCGTAGGCGTCGGCGGGGAATTTCACGTACCAGCGCTTGGGGAATGTCACGGACATGGTGGTCATGGGGTCTCCTCTCGCTTCCCGGTTTTACACAGCCGCCAATGGATCATGCCGGGCTCACGCCCACACTCAGAACACTCGCGGAGCTCGCGGAGCTCACGGTCCAGGTCTCGGCGCTCCATCTCGGCCTCGAGGTAGGACTCGATCTCCTCCCGCTCCTCCGGGGTGTCGCCGGTGATGTAGGCGGCCACCTTGTGGAGCGGTGCGTCGCGGAGCCAGCGATCGCGGGCGGTCACATGCCCTCGCCGGTTTTGTACATCCAGGCGAGCTCCTCGGCGGCGGCGTAGGCCTCGCCGAAGGTCTCGCGGTTGAATTTCTCCCGTTCGTAGTCGGCGACACCGGCGGCGTACTCGGTCTCCTCCCAGCCGAGCTCACGAGGAGCGGCCGGCGCCGGATCCGGGCAGCGGGTGTGCCGGCTGGGCTCGCCGCGGGCCCAGTAGATCCGGTCCCCGATCTCGATTCGCTCGCCGCAGCTGTCGCATTGGCCAGCGTACTTGGCGGTGATGGCTCGCATCAGATGGCTCCTTTCATGGCGGCGGTGACGTCGGCCCCGTCGACCTCGTGAATCGTGACGGTGCCGCCCCAGCGGGTGCTCTTGGTCACCTGCCGGCGGGCGTTGACCAGGTTGCCGTGCCAGGTGGCGTGGGCGGTGTCGCCCGAGCCGTGGACCACGACGTGGGTGTAGTCGTGGTCGGTCCGCCGGGTGAAGATCCCGGCGGGGGTGGTGGCGGTGAGCTTGCGGATCCGGTTGGCCATGGTCAGCCCTCCCCGCGCAGGGCGGCGGCCAGGGTGATGACCTCCGCGTTGTCGGTGTACTCGGTGGGGAAATCGAGCGAGCTCGAGGTGAAGATGGCGATGCCGACCGTCCGCTTGGCCTCGCCGAGCTCGGTGGCCAGGCGGCCCTCGAGGTGATCGAGGGCGCCTTCGGAGTCGATGACCACCGCGCGCTCGGTGTCCTCGCGGTCGCGGTAGCGGGCGACGATCAAGCCGTCCTCGATGGTCAGGAAGATGGTGCCGATTCTCATGGGGTTAGCGCTCCTTCCGGGTTTCGGCCCAGGTGGGCCGGTTGGGGGGCTCATCAGTGGGGCGGGCCTCGGAGTGAGTCGGGACGTACCAGCGCATCAGCCGGTCGCGGCCCTCGATCTCCGCGGATCTCTTGTCCGGCCAGACCAAGCCGTTGGTGGCCCAGCTGGACCCGATCAAGTACCAGGTCTTCCAGCCCGAGGGCTCGCCGCAGGCCTCGCAGAGGGTGTCGGCGACGGCGGCCCGTTCTTCGGTGATGTGGGTTCCGCAGCTCGAGCAGGGAATGGTGGGGGAGGAGGTGGTCATGTTAGCGCTCCTTCGGTTGGGGTCACAACACCAATCTAAACCCGAGACCGTCTCGTGTCAAGGGGTCACCAGGGACCAATGACGTCGGCCCGGTCCAGGAGGGCCTCGAGGTCCTTCCGGTCAACCCCGATCGTGGCGAGCCGGATGTCGGCCGATTCGGCGTGGTCGTAGTCGACCGAGATGGCGTTGACCTCGTTCACCTCGGGCAGGGCGTTGAGGGAATCGAGGGCGTTGTCCAGGTCGCCATCGTGCTCGATCTCGTAGATCGTGAGCAGGTAGGTCCGGACGGGGCGGTCGATCATCGTTTCTCCTTTCCCTGGAGCTCATCGGCGATCGAGAATTCCTCGAGGCCGTCCAGCCGGCGAATGTGGTTGAGGGCACCTTCCCAGCGCATGGCCTCATCCCAGGCCTCTCGGCCTTCCTGGCTGGCGGCCATCCTGTCGGTGTGCTTGTGGTTGCTGTCCCGGGCGTACTCCGCCAGCCAGACGTAGCGCCGGTAGAAGTCCAGGACGGTCAGGCCCATCGCGTCGAGCACCGCCTTGCGGCTGGCGTTCTGGCGAAGGGTGCGGATCCTGCTGGGCACATGCATGGTCAAGCCTCCTTTACGTGAGTGGAGTACCACCGCCGGCGGACACACACCTTCCGGCGGGAGTGGCGTTTGCAGCGTTCCATGGCCTTGGTCACGCGGCTCCAGACGCGGCCGGCGCGCTCGAGGCGCCGCAGGGCGTTGGAAACCTGGCGGACCAGGTCTTTGGTGGGGGTGAGTGGGCGGCCGTAGGGATCCCGGCCGGTGAGGTGGCTGGCCACAGTCCAGGGCGTCGTCTCCGAGACGTCATAGCCCATGGCGCCGGCCGCAGCCCGCTCCCGGACGCCAACCAGCGCCCGGGCAACGGTCTCAGTGGTGACGGTCATTTGTCACCGGTGATGGCCTTGAGCTCCGCCTTGATCCGGCGAGCATCCTCGCCCCGGAACGTGTTGGCGTTGGCCATGAAGTAGCGGACCACCGAGACTCCGGAATCGTAGCCGTAGTTGTCGGTGATTTTGTCGAGGCTGAACATGGCCTCGAGGTACGGCACCGCACCGAAATTGACCTTTTTCCAGGTCCGGGCGATGTCCCTGGCGATCTCGTAGATCGGCCGGGGAGTGGTGGTGGTGGTCATGGCGCTCCTTCCGTGGTGGTGGGTGTCGCCGCCCGGATGGCGGCGAACAGTGTGTCGAAGACCTTGCCGGCCTCGAGCCAGATCCAGCGCTCGAGCCCAGCGCGGTAGAGGGAGACCGAGCCATCGGCGGAGCGGAATCCGCCGGCGACCCGAGTCAGGTGGAGGGCAGTCACGCTGCAATCCCGCGGTAGAGGTTGTCGAGGAGAGTGGCGAGCTCGAAGGCGATCGCGTCGCGGTCGTAGGCGATCCCGGGCGCCTTGGTGTTGGTGAGGAGCTCCACTGCGCTGGAGAGGGTTTTGGCGGTGGCGGCGAAGTCGAGTGTCAGTTTCGAGGTGGTCATCTCAGGTCTCCAGGTCAGCGAGGGTCCGGCCGGCCATCCGGCGAGCGGCGGCGACCGAGTAGTCAGTGTGGCTGGTGGCGATGTTGGCGAGGGCGGTGGCGATTCTGTTCCAGCCCGCTACCGCGGCCTCGAGGGTGTCGGTGGTGGTGCCGGTGTTGGTGGGGGCGAGGGTGATTCTGAGGTCTCTCATCTTCAGCGCTCCTTCTGTGTCTACCACCAACTTACACCCGAGACGGTCTCGTGTCAAGCCCCGAGATATTGACGGCCTGTCTAAAGAATGGCATACTGCCCGCTTGAGGAGGACCCGAGAAATGACCGACGAGACCATCATTCGCGGAACGCCCAACTTCATTCGCCAGCATTGCGCCGAGCGATTCCTCGAGGCGCTGCCGGTGATCGAGGAGATCATTCACGGCGGGATCCAGGTCGACCCGGAGGCGGCGGCGATTCTCGAGGAGCGCAAGCAGCCGGTGGTTGCCGGCCGGCTGATCGCGACGATCGACCAGCGGCTCAGCGCCATCAAGCTGTACGCCCAGTGTGGCGTGGGTTACCGGTCGGAC